TTATAGCGTTAATCGGTTGACAGCTTCCAGCTTGGCGGCAAGTGAAATGTGGCCGTAGGAATTTGCGAGCTTGGATATTTTGGAATTGCTGTGACCAACGATAGAGTTTATAACGACGTCGGAAACGGCGGGCACAAGCTCGTGCAATCTCGTGTAGCAGGTGTGGCGCTGGCAATAGCTGCCCAAGGGACGGATGCCGGTGCGCTGGACCATCTGCGCCCAGTTGGAGTAGTAGGTGTTTTCGTCGTAGGCTACCATACCATAGCGGGCCTGCGGCATGACGGCTTTGACGATGGGCACGATACAATCGGCAATGGGAATTTCGCGGTCTTTACCGGCCTCAGTCTTGATGCCGCCGACAATGACCTGCCCGGCGGGATTTACCCGCGTGACATCCTGTGCGAACAGCTCCCCGGTACGCATACCTGTGTAGGCCATAATGAGGGCATAGCCGGTGATAAGGTCGTGAGTTTTATTCCAGTCATTCCAGATGGCGTGCATTTCCTCCGGCGTGCGTGCGTCCTTACTGGTAAGCGGCTTGCTGGGAAGCTCTATGCAGCGGATCACCTGGGATTTGCTGGCTGGGCAGACTTCCTCCAATACGGCCATGTCAACGATCTTTTGCAGAATCGTCTTGACATCGCGCTTGGGGTAGAACGCGCCATCAATGCCGTCAACAAGATTCTGCAATTCAGAATAGCGTAGGCTGGCAACGTCCCGATCATAGATGCACTCCATGCGTTTGTAGGCAGTCATGTAGTGGCTGCGCTTGTCTGGGGTGATTTCAAGCCACTTTTTGGACTGCTGGACCATCTGGAAAATCTCGTCCACGGTGTGGGACTTTGCGCCGCCGTTTTCCATTGCGCGGAGCTGGGGAAGGTAGTTGATGGCGTCGGCACGGGTGGCAAAGCCGCCCTTGGTGCGCTCGGAAACGATGACACCATGACGCTTGACGCGGACGCGGGCAGACCAGGTGCGGCCACGCTTGAAAACTGTGCCGGTGCCGTTGGGGTTATGAGGCTTTTTGACGGGGGCTGCGGAGGCGGACGCCTGCTTTTTGCCGCAGAACATGCAGTATACAGATATATCCGGGATTTCCTGTTTACATTTTATGCAGAGCATGGGCACACCACCTGACATTGAAAGATACTATTTAGACAATGAAAAGACAGACGCAAGTTAAAAGAAAATCAAAAACAGCGCAGCAATGATAAAAACGCAATTAGATTAAAACAAAACGCAAGCTAGACGCAAGTTAATTGCAAAGATTAAAGCGTTTACTTTTTGGGGAAAATATTACTTATAAGTTATATTGAGAGAAATTTTCCGAAAAATTCAATCATCAAAAGTAACGTCAACAAGCGTGGGGAAGGTATAATCCACGCCATCCCATGTATAGCGGCAGATGAAATTGGTGCGGAGCGTTGCGCCGAAACCGTTCTGTGAATCAACGTAGGACTTTACATAGAAGTAATCGGAATCGCGCACAACGGTCCAGTCGTCACCGAGAACATCCGGGTACACGGCGGTGGAGGGAGACTTCAAATAATTGGAAACATCGGACTGGGCGGAGTTGCAGAGGGTGGCGTACTGCATGGACGACACGAGAATGTCGTTTACGTCACCGACAACGGCACCGTTGTTGTAAATATCTGTATCACCGGCATAGATGCGGCAGACCTTATAATCGGCATCGAAACGGATTTTGACGACGGATTTGCCCCAGTTACAGTATGCCTCGTTTGTGCCGATGGCTTTGACAAGACGGATTGTGGTTTCATCAAAACCGCAGTCGAGCATCGTCTGCTTCATATTGAGGTACTGCTCCAGCGGGTAGCCGACAAGATCGGCATCGGCCTGCTCCGGGTGCGGGGTTGGCTCCGGCGTGGCGGTGGTGGCAGGTTCCGGCGTGGCGGCGGCAGAGGAGGCGGAGGAGGCAGAGGAAGAATACGCGGGAGGCTGCGTTTTGCTTGGCGTGAAAACGCGGACAACAAATTTAACGATAAATACAGAAAGAAGAACAAAGACGACAAGTGAGAGGATATAAGAAAGGCAACCGCCGGCATCCGGCTTTTGACCGACATTCTGATTGTTCATAGATTTCCACATCCTAAATAAAAAATAGCAGGGTCTCCCCTGCTATGGTGAAGCGGATGCGGGCCGGAGGAAACGGAACAGCGGCACGCACCTTATTATGTTAAGACAACAATAACACGAAACAGCAGAAAATGCAATAGAAAAGGCCAGAGCCGGCGGCGGTTCTGGCCTTTTTGCTGGCGGGCGGGGCGTCGAGGACGCCGCCCCCTACGACATGCCCGGCGGATCAGTCTACCCGTCGGAGGAAGATGCGGTATCGAGGTCTTTTTTTTGAGGATCGGGCGGGGTCTGGGAGAGCTTTTCGACAAGAGAATCCATGTAGCGCATGATGGCGGCGCGGTCCTGCGGGGACAGGTCAATAAATGCGGAGACGATGGCCTGCTCACGCGGGGTGAGCTGCTTTTCCTCGGCCAGGCGGGCGAGGATAGAGAGCTTGGATTCATCCAGCATGGAGCCTGCGCCGGTGCGCAGCCATGTTTCGTTGACGCCGAACTCGCGGCAGATAGAAGTAATGGTTTGGTCGGTTGTGCCGTTCTCGCCGCGCTCCACCTTGCTAAGGCCGGATTTTGTCATGCCGATGCGGCGACCAAATTCCTCAAGGGTAAGTTTGAAATACTGGCGGACTTCCTTTATGCGGTTATTCAATGTGTTCACCTCCTTTTCTAAGGTCAGTATAGAACAAAAAGTGTCGAAAGTCAACTTAAATTTGCAAAATAGTGTTGACAAGGTGTCGAGAAGGTGTTATTATGGGGGCATGAGGTGTAGAACGGACACAAAAAAGATAACGAGAATACACCTACGACACACGCGGGAGGTGATGCGGCGTGGTGGAAATGACAGAGAAAATGAAAGCCCTCGGCAACGACTTCATAGAGAAGTGCGAGAACCAAGGGCTGACGTTTGAGGAAATGAAATTCCTTTTAATGTACTTGAGCACGCGGACAGATGAAGCGCTGGAAAGGCTGCAAAAACATCATCTGACCGATGACGTGGCAAACATTAGACGGTTTTGAGTTGGTCGAGAACGGCATCCAGCCGGTCGGGAACCATAGCGCTGTATGCGTCGATGCTTGCGGAAAAAGCATCCAGCAGAGCCGCGGAAACCGACTTGTCGGCGGGCGGGTTGGACTGAACTTCCAACGCTGCCGCCTGCATGGCGAGATCGTACACGAGCTTTTGACGGTCAGACATTTTATAACACCTCCTTCCCCTGCCATTGTAGCACGGGAAAGCGAGGGAGACAACACGCAGGAAAGCAGGTGAGCAAAGCGAAACACATTTTAAGCAGTGCGATTGCGCGGTGCATTGTTGCCGATGCCAAAAGAAAAGGAAAGCGCCCGCCGCCCTTTGAGGGCACACGGGCACTGGTGGAAAGGCAGGGATGGCGGAAAATTATCCGCCTGACAGCAAAGTGTTTTTTGCTGCTTCCACTGCAACGACTTTTTATAACACATCCTTCCCCTGCTATTGTAGCACGGGAAAGCGAGGGAGACAACACACGCAGGAGGTGAAAGGGTGGAGAAGGAAACGAGCGGAGAGAGGTCGGCAGAGATGTTCTATGTGAGTGCTCTGGTTGACAACGCAGAACTGGCGGAAAGGCTGTACAGCATCCTGCGCCGGGAATTGCAGAGCTACAAGCGGGAGAACAGAGACTGCACCTATATGGTGGAAATGGACCGGTGTGCAAAAGAGAAAAACAAAGAGGTGAATTAAGAATGAGTGAGAAAGAAAAGGAAATGCGCGAGATGGTGGAGACGCTGCGGAAGCTGCCGGACCATGCGCAGGAGAAGATCGGGTATATGATCGAGGGCGCCGCGCTGGTGAGCGGTGCGCACGAGGACGAGCCGAAGAAGGACGGCGGTGCGGCGTGAAGCACAACGACGGGCCTGATGCGTGGTTGACGGCGCTGCGGCACGAGATGGCGCAGGCCTGCATGGCGCGGGCCTGCGAGCTGCCGGAAAAGGTAATGCTCGGTGACGATTTGCCGGACGACCTGCCACCAGATGGCGGCGGCCCGGGGCCTTGGCGCTGGCTGGGGGTTGATGCACTGAAAATCAAGAACCCGGAAGTAATGATACTTGGAAAGGAAAGCTCCATCCGGCACTGCGGGGCCACTATTCCCCTTCTGGCCTGCGGCCACCTCCCCCGCGCCGGGGGAGTCTGTCCCGCTGCGGCGGTGGAGGCAGGGGGCGGAAAGGACACGGACAAGATGGGCATAAATGTGAAAGGCATCGGAGAAGCGGTCTTGTTGGCGGCGCTATACAATGCGGCAAAGCCGGACGAGCAAGACGCAATGTACAGCAAGCACGAAAGCATGACGAAAGAGGAAGCGTCGGAACTGCTGGACGAGTTGAGCGGGCATAAAGCGAACGAGCCGGTGCTCATCCGAAAACTGTACGGCAGACGGATTTATATGTATTTCTGGCCCGGAATGAAAAGAACTGACGCCACCCAGTACGACAACGAAAACGGGCAGGGCAAGGCAGAAAAGATAGTAGCAGCCATATACAAAGAAATTGCCGCCAAGAAGAACGCCGAGCGGAAAGCGGAGCGGGCGAAGCGACACAGGGTCGCCGTGTACTGGCAGGATGACAACGACGGAATTTGCACCATAGCAGACGGACACAGCGAGCATCAGAACATTATGGCCGCTGCGTACTTGCTTGGCACACTGCTGGCGGAAGTGCCGGAGGAACGCCGGACCGCAGAATACAACGGTGCGATCATGAAGGTTGACGAGATCATCCGGGAGTGCGGAAGAAAGGGAGAAACCGATGAATGAAGGGTATGTAAAGGTTTCGTGGGAGAATAACGCGAAAACCGGGGAAGCGGAGAACGTTGTGATTGACACGGAGGCAAGCGCGACGGAGGAAGCAACGGTAGCCTGCCTTATGGTGCGCCACGCCTGTGAAACCATTGCACAGTACAGCGGCAAAGAAAAGGCGAAAAAATGCCTGCTGGAAACCGTGAAGATCGCTTTGGATGCAACGGATGAAGAAATCGAAGCGCAGGCAAAGACGCAGGGAAAGGACGGCGGAGACAATGAATGAGAATTTTATCAAGGTGATGTGGCAGCAGGACGAGAACGGGAACCCGCCGACAGGGTTTGCCGTGATGGCGCAGGGCGGCGTGCGCGGGTCCATGATGGCCGCGGCCATTGTGGCACGCAGCGTTGTGAGCGCGATGGAAAAACAGGTGGGCCGAGAGCGGGCAAAAGACGACTTGCTGGGCATGATCCGGCTGGTGCTGGAACAAGACGATAAAGAAATTCTTAGCGAGGGCGTAACGATTGCACTGCCGAGGAGAGTGAAGCCGGAATGAGCGAGGATTGGGGGCTTGTGACCCTGCCGACAAGCGGCGACCCGGAGAAGATCGCAATCGGGCGGTTGAAAGCGGCAAGCGACATGGCGCTGAAGTATTACGGCACGCCGCTGGTGGTAACGACCAGCGGCGGCAAGGACAGCAGCGTGTGCGTGGAGTTGGCCCGGCGGGCGGGCATTCCCTTTGAAATACAACACAACCACACAACAGCAGATGCGCCGGAGACAGTGCGGTTTGTACGGCAGGAGTTTGCCAGACTTGAAAATCTGGGCGTGAAATGCACCATCAACTACCCCGTTTATAAGGGAAAACGCACAAGCATGTGGGACTTGATCCCGCAAAAGCTGATGCCGCCGACACGAATCATGCGGTACTGCTGCGCTGTGCTGAAAGAACAGGGCGGAAACGGGCGGTTCATCACGACTGGCGTGCGGTGGGCGGAAAGCAGCCGAAGAAAGCGCGACAGAGGCGTTTTTGAAGCGTACACCCGGAACAAAGAGAACAAAATCGTTTTGAAAGGCGAAGAACAGGAGCCGAGCAAAATCTTTGAGGGGTGCAAGGTGGCCGCAAAGCGCGTAGTAAACCCCATTGTGGACTGGACAGACAATCAAGTATGGAGCTTTTTGTAGGATGCAAAGGTGCCTGTCAATCCGCTGTATGAATGTGGGTTCAGCCGCGTCGGCTGTATCGGCTGCCCGATGGCGAGCAAGAAACGGTATGCGGAGTTCCGACGCTGGCCTGCTTACGAGAAGCTCTACATACAAGCATTTGACAGGATGCTTGATGAGCGCAGAGCGCGCGGAAAGATGGACGGAAGCTGGATGACGGGCGGTACAGGGCAAGATGTGTTCCGTTGGTGGATGGAGGAAGATGTGCTGCCCGGGCAAATTTCTGTGGATGACATTTTAGAGAACTGATCCCCGGCGGGAGGCCGCCGGAATATGGGCGGGGCGCTTAGCGACGGCGTTTGCAGCACGGTTCAGAGCCGTGGACCCGCAGAAAACCTCCTATTCTCTATAACCACATGGCTGACAGCCGGGAAAGACCGGCAATATTATGCCGCCGCCGTGCCCGCATGAGGACCGGCGGGGCCATCCCGCGGCTGACAGTGGGGGAAAGTTTGTCGGCACCTGGCACGGGTAAAGTGCAGGGGCAAGGGCAATGTGAAACGGACAGAGCCTACACCCCGCCCCGGCAACCTGTTCACGCCGGGGTTTATATGAGCCGCGCCGAGGTCGGCGTGCAGGGCTTGGGCATTTGCCCTGCACGGCTGGTCCGATACCAGCACGCGGCACCAGAGAGAAAAAAAGAAAGGCGGTGCGCAGTATGCGGATCGAGGATGTGAGAACCCCTACCCTGCCGCTGGCGGATGCCTGCGAGATTTTGCGGTGCGAGGGATACCGCATGAGCGTGGACAAGCTGAAAGCGGGAATTTTTGGCGGGGTGTATCCGTTCGGTGAAGTGATAGACCGTGTGGAAGGGCTGACGAAGAATGACTGCTACACGGTTTACACAGCGTTTTTGCAGAAATGGATCGAAGAAAGGCGGGTCGGATGATGAAGAAGCTGCGGAGAAAGAGAATGCTGTTGCAGGGTGTGAGCGCTGTGTGCAACATGGGCGGTACATGGATGGTGGTCGTGACGGTTTGCCAGATCGTGCAGAGCGCCGAGCGAGAAACAGTGGGCGGCTTTGTGGTTGGTATGCTGGCGGCGCTGGCGTATGGGCTGTGTGCCCTGCTTTTGTGGAGCTATGGGCTGGACTTGGCAGCGGCAGCGCGGCGGATCACGCGGAAGGTGGCAAGGATGCAGGCCGAGGAAATGTATGCGGCCATGCACGGCATGGCACCGATGAAGCCGGACAAGATGTGGAAGAAATGCGGGTGATGCGGCGTGCTGGATGTGACGATTACTGCCCCGGCGGATGTACAGGCGGAGGAGACGGACGCTTGGGATTTGGCGCAGATGTGGGCGGAGTTCCGGGCAGAGCTTGAGATCACGGGCGAGCAGGCGAAAGAAGCGTACAGAAAACTGCGCCGGCTGATCGGCTATGCCGGGTGCTGGAACTGGAAGCGCGAGCCGTGGGTGCCGCCGGAAAGGCCGGAGAAGCTGCGCGGGCTGCGGCAGTACGGCCCGGCGCGGGTTGCCATTGACACGGGCAAGGGTGCGGCGAATGTGAAGCTGGGCAGCATGTTTGACGGGTCCGGCACGATGCCGCTGTGTGCGGCGATGTGCGGTGCGCGGCCTGTTTGGGCCAGCGAGGTGGAGCCCTACCCTGTCGCCGTGACAAAGACGCATCTGCCGGGCATGAAGCATCTGGGCAGTGTTACAGACATTTGTGGCGGCAACATCGAGCCGGTGGACATTATAACATTTGGCAGCCCGTGTCAGGATTTGAGCATTGCGGGAAAGCGGGCCGGGCTGGACGGAAACCGTTCCGGGCTGTTCCGGCAGGCGATACGCATTATTTTGGAGATGCTGCAGGCGACAGGCTGGAAATACCCGCGGTTTGTGATCTGGGAGAATGTACCGGGGGCTTTATCATCGAACGGAGGGAAAGACTTTGAAACCGTACTCAACGAATTGCTGCGACTTACCGGGACAGATCAGTTTGTTCGACAGCGCGGAAAGTGGGGGGGGCTACGAAGGGTACGGAGCTGTGGCCTACCGACTTGTCAATGCGCAATACTGGGGAGTGCCCCAGCGCAGGCGCAGAGTATACGCTTGCTGCGATACTGGCGGACGATCCGCCGACAAGATACTTTTTGAGCGTAAGAGCCATGGATGGAATTTTGAGCCGTGCATCCCGGCGGGGCAAACAGTTGCCGGAATTGCTGGTGACGGCTATCGCTGGCATGAAAGAATGGTGGAGGCAAAACCCGCTGGGGGGGGTATGACCCCGCCTACACCATGAAGATACGGTCAGGATGCGAGGGCGGCGGCAAGGGACCACTGGTGCAGAATGATTTATCTGCCACGCTGGCGACGCATCAGGACCAGACAGTGTTTGCACCGGCAAGAGATAAATGCCTGCCTGTAAACATGATGCTTGCAACGAGATGCAAAGCGCTTGGCAGAGGAACAGGGCTTGGCGTTGGAGACGTTGGTGAACCGCAGTACACAATAACCGCAGGGCATGAACATGCTGTGGCATACAGCTTTGACAGCCTTGCAAGTAACTCTATGAAAAGCAGCAATCCGCACAGCGGATGCAGAGAGGTAGACACGGCAAAAACGCTGGATTGCGGTGTGCCTGATCCAAGCAGAAACCAAGGCGGGGTTGCGATTGTACAGAAAGGAAACGGAAAATGAACAGTGACGCGATGTTTTCCAGCAAGACGGATATGTGGGCAACGCCGCAGGGATTCTTTGACGAGTTGGACAGAGAGTTTCACTTTGAGCTGGATGTGTGCGCCGCGCCGGAGAACGCGAAGTGCAGGAGGTTCTACACGAAGGAGCAGGACGGACTTGCGCAGCCATGGACGGGCCGGGTGTGGTGCAATCCGCCGTATGGCCGGGAAATTGGCAAGTGGGTAAAGAAAGCCTTTGAAACTGCTGCGGGGGGGGGGATTTGCGGTAATGCTGCTCCCCGCGCGGACAGATACGCGGTGGTTCCATGACTACATATACGGAAAGGCGGAGGTGCGGTTCATACGCGGGCGGCTGAAATTTGGCGACAGCAAAAACAGCGCGCCTTTTCCGAGCATGGTTGTGATTTTTGGAGAAAGGAAACGAAAATGAAAAAAGTAATTGCGATTGATTTTGATGGGACACTGTTTGAGAACAAGTGGCCGGAGATCGGGATGCCGATTGAGCCGAATATAAACCGCGCGAAGAATGAGAAGGCAAACGGCGCGGTGCTGATCCTGTGGACCTGCCGGGAGGGCGAGAAGCTGGCCGAGGCACTGGCCGCCTGCAAGGCCGTGGGGCTGGAATTTGACTATGTGAATGAGAACACGGACGAGCTGAAAGCGGAGTTTGGCACGGACCCGCGCAAGATCGCGGCAACGGAATACTGGGATGATAAAAATGTGTGCATGGGGCGCTGCGGGAAGGAGTGCTGAACGATGGAAGAAATCAATGTAATGTTGGACGAAGGGGCGATTATGCCGACCCGCGCCCACGCGGAGGATGCCGGACTGGATTTGTACACGCCGGAGGGGTTTATGCTGCTGTCATTCGGTGAAGTTGACAACTATACGGTGGACACGGGCGTACACATGGAAATCCCGGAAGGGTATGTTGGGATGCTGAAAAGCAAAAGCGGGCTGAATGTGAACCGGGGCGTTATCACAGAGGGCGTGATCGACGCCGGGTATACCGGCAGTATCAAGGTGAAGCTGTACAATCTGGGCGAGGATATACAATATTTCCAGCGCGGCGACAAGATCGCGCAGCTGGTGATCCTGCCGATTGTGACGCCGACGCTGAAGCTGGTGGACAAGTTTGCCGAGACAGAACGCGGCGACAACGGATTTGGCAGCACGGGGAGGTAAAAACCATGAATATGCAGAAGATGGGAAAGCTGTGCAAGGAAAATATGAGCATGAAGCTGTACCGCAAGGGCTGCACGCAGTACATAAGCGACGGGATCACGACGGTGGAGATACCGCGGAACTTCCCTGCCCTGTGCGATGAGAACGAGGCGGCAGCGGTGTTTGGATGGACGGACAAGCAGCTGGATGAAATCAGCTGCGAGGTCGAGGAGCTGGATGTTATCAACGACCTGTACGAGGTAACGGGCATCAGCATGGACGATGTGAGCGGTGAGGAAATCCCGTGCAAGAAAGCGCCGATTGGGTTTACCTATGCCGGGATGCGCCTGCTTGTGCTGCGGGATGAGCGCGGCGGGATCGCAGGGATCAATGAAAGGCAGATGGAGCCGATCATGGACGAGCTGAAAAACGGGCAGTACATGGTGTGGTACAGGCGGACGATGAAAAACGGAAACCCGTACTATGTGCTGAAATGCGGGATGTACCTGCGCATGGCGGTGCTGCCGATTGTGTTTGATGATGTGTTTGCGGCGGCGCTGGACGAGATCAGGGCCGGGCTGGCAACAGCTGCGGCAATACGGCAACAGCACGGAGAGGGCGAAGAAAATGACGACTGAACGGGCAGCGGAGATACTGGGCGGTGCGAAGGGCCACGGCGAGAAATTTTACGGCGAAGTGGTGGAAGCGTGCGTGATTGGCCGGGATGCGGTGTTAAAACTTGTGAAGAAATCGCCGTTCCCGGATGGAGACAAGAGCATTTACGCCTGCGCTTGCTGCGGGAGCGGAGAATACCTGTTCAACGAGGACGGAAACTACAACCGCTATTGCGGAAACTGCGGGCAGGCCATTGATTGGGATGCCGACAGAAAGAGAGGTTGACGATGGAAAAGAGTGCAGCGCAGGACATGAAAAGCCTACTTGTGACTAACGGCATGACGAGCAGGGCGGCGGGCCGGGTTGTGGAAATCTTGGAGCCGATGGGATATTTTGAGATTCCGGCAAGCATGACATACCACGGTGCGTGGCCCGGCGGGCTGTTTGAGCACAGCTGGGCGGTGACAAAGCAGCTTGTGTGCATGACCGACAAGCTGGGGCTGAAATGGCAGATGCGGCGCTCCCCTGTTCTGGTTGGGATGCTGCATGATCTGTGCAAGACAGAGGAGTACGAGAAATGCGGCGACGGCTGGAAGCACCACAGGCTGAAAGGCCACGGAGAGCGCAGCGCTGCGCTGGCAGAGGCAATCTTGAACGATACAGGGGCGTTGTCGCTGACGGAGGAAGAACGGCTGTGCATCCGATGGCACATGGGCGCGTTTGACAACAAGGAAAACTGGAATTGTTACGGCGCGGCCATTGAGGAATACCCGAATGTGTTGTGGACGCACACGGCGGACATGGTGGCAAGCAGAGTGCTGGGGGTGTGAGCGATGGAAAAGATTGCGGTGGAGACAGAAATCTGGCCCGCGGATGTTAAGTACGCGGAAGAGATAACGGAAGCAAGCCTTGCAAAACTTGGCGAAAAGTTCATGCAGAGAATGTGGGAGCTGCCGCGCGGGAAAAAGGTCTGCGTAAGCTGCATGGAGCAGAGAGAAACGCCGCCGTCCGGCATGCCGATGGTAATGCGGATTCTGCTGGATGTGCGGGAGGTACAGGAAGTACAGGAAAAGAACATTGTACGAGAAGCTATGCTGAAGATGTCGGCAACGGAGTGCATTAAGCTGCTGTACAAGAACGAGCCGCTGGGAAAGCGAATCGTGGCCGCGGCGAAGATAATTTTTGGGAGGTGACGAGCAGATGGATGATGCGAGGATCAAGGCGCAGAAGGATGCGCAGGGCTGGGCCAGTGTGATGGCCGGGAATGTGTACCGGCATTTTAAAGGCGGGCTGTATGTGGTGCAGGGCGTGGCTGTGCATAGCGAGACGTCGGAGCTGCTGGTGATCTACACAAGCAAGGATGAACCGCAGAAGATGTGGGCAAGGCCGCTGGAAATGTTCTTGTCGCCGGTGGACAAGGGGAAATACCCGCGTGCGAAGCAGAAAAAGCGGTTTGAAAAGGCAAAGGCGGTCAGGGATGAATAGTTGTTACCACTGCACCCGGCGGAAACCGGGCTGCCACAGTGTATGCGAGGACTACAAGCGGGACTGTGAGGAGTACGAGCAGCGGCGGGCGTATGAGCGCAGGTTTGCCAGCGTGGACAGTATGCCGTAGACGCAGACTGTGTACAAGATGATTTATGAACAGAAGAAACGGGGCGGGAAACAGTGAAGCGGAAGAAGGAAAAGCCCATTGCGGCGGGAGATGCCGTGATCGTGAGGAGGCGGTGCGCAGACGGTGGTGCGCGGCCTGCGTGGGGCAAGGTGGTATTTGCGGCCAATGGCGGGCGGTTCTACGTTGTGAACGTGGAGCTTGTGCCGTGTGCGTTCCGGCATGAGGTGATGATGATGCGGGAGACATTTTGGCCGGAGGATGTGGAAAGGGCGAGGATTGAGGGATGAAACGAGTAAAAGTGTTGATCGTGCTGTTTGCGTGCATGGCAGTGATAGGCGTGATGCTGGTGATGGTGCTGCTGGCAAAGTTGCTGTGGCTGACGGCAAAGATGCTGACGATTCCGGCGAAGCTGCTGGTTGATACGGCGATTGCCGTGCGGCGGGCCGGAATCGGATTATGCCACACGGCGCGTGGCTGGTTGCGCTGGGCGGTGCGGTGAAGGCTCCCTCCGCCGCCTGCGGGCGGCACCTCCCCCGCTGCGGCGGAGGAGGCAAGGCAGGGTGTTGAGGACGCCGCCCCCCCTACGGGGAACGGGAGAACTACCTACGACCATACCTATATATAATACATAGTTACCACCCGGCGGGTGCCGGGGATTTTTTAGCGGCCTGCGGGCCGCTGGGGGGCTTGTATACGGTTTTATCTTTTCCCCCCATTCTCTATCATTGACAAAATCCAAACGAGAGAGCCTGACGCAGGCAGGATGTGAACGGGAGGGCGCAGCGGTGAAAGCCAGATATGTGCGGGAGCAGAAAACGATATGCGGAAAAGAGTACATGGAGGTAGATCTGCTGAATGTGACGGCCAGCGAGCACAGAGCCAGCGTGCGGGCGAAAAAGCAGTTTGCAAGCAGCTTGGCAATGAAGCGGTGCAATGACCGCAACGCCCTGCGCAAGCTGCGGTGGAAGGTATCAGAGAACTTTACCGAGCGGAAAAAGAAAACATGGCTGGTGCATCTGACATATTCGGACGACTTTCTGCCGGAGTATGACGAGGACGCGCAAAAGGCACTGACGAACTACATTGAGCGGCTGAACCGGCGGCAGCGGCAGAAATACAAAGAAGCTATGGCGAAGGACCACCACAACCCCGGCGGGGTGCTGCGCAAGGTGAAATACATTGCTGTGACGGAGTTTCAGCATGCGGACGAGGAAAAGGGGCTGAAGGAAGTGCGTTACCACCATCACATGATCTTGGAGTGCGATTTGAGCATTGACGAGATCAAGGATTTGTGGGTGACGCGCTGCGGCAAGGGCTGGGTGGAGCCGCTGGGCCTTGTGAAGGCGGATCGCGCCGAGTTTGACAAGGGCAGGCTGGATGCCTACTGCGAGTATATCACGAAATACGAGGGCAAGCGCACGCACAAGTGGCGGCAGAGCAAGGGCCTGCGGATGCCGACGCAGCCGAGGCCGAACGACACGCGGTACACGCCGCGAAAGCTGGCCGAGGCGGCAACGCTGTACATAGACGACAAGAAATTTTGGGAGGATCGTTACGGCGTGCTGAAGCTGGGGCACGGCGAGGTGCGGCGGTATGCTTTTGTGGGGGCGGAGCCGCGGTTTAACGAGGTCACGGCGGAATGGCATGTGATCGCGCGGTTCTGGGCTGATCCGCGCCGGCAGGAGACGAAAAAGGCGGTGCGCAGGTGGGAGTAAGGCTGGAACTGGAAGATTTGCCGCCGCGATACCGTGCGCAGGCGGAATTACAGATTTTGCAGCGAAAAAGTGAAAAACAAACGCAAAAAAGGGCGGAAAACGGGGAAAATCGTGACGGAAATGCAGAAAAACGTAAGCCGGAGAGCGAAAAGCGTTATTACAGGGAGGTGATATTGCCGAAGGTGGCGTGCGGGCTGGTCGTGAAGGTGCAGGAGCAGATCGTGTTTGAACTGCTGCCGGAAAAGGCGTATTGTGGGCTGAAGCTGCCGAAAGCACGGTACAAGCCGGATTTTGTGCTGACCTATGCAGACGGCACCGTGGAGATCGTGGAAGTGAAGTCGAGATTTACCCGGCGGATGCAGCGGGACTATATTTACCGGCGCAGGCTGTTTATTGACCTGATCGCAGAGCCGCGGGGCTGGAAATTTACGGAATGGTACGCAGACAAGGAGGACTGACGATGAGTGACGAAGTAAAGCTGTGCGAGCTGTGCAGGATGCACAGGAAGATAAACATCGGACCGGCGGGGGCGTTGTGGCTGGAAAAGGACAGCGCGGGAGACGCGCTGCTGGTGGTGGAGCCGGTTATAGGCCGGACGCTGCCGGTGGTGGTGCCGGTGCGGTTTTGCCCAGCGTGCGGGCGGGATTTCAGGCAGAGAAAAGAAGAAACGGCGGAAGGCCTGCTGCCGGTGAGCGCTGAAAACATGGAATACCTGAAAAACAAGGCAAAAGAGATGCAAGGGAGCCTTGATGAAGCGCTGGACAGAGTATTGAACGATTGCTACTGGGCGGATAAAGAAAAAGAGCAGGAAGCGGGGACGAACGATGAAGCGAGTACCTAACTTTTATCGCAGGAACGCGGCGGCGGGAGCCGTGCGCCGTGTGCTGGACAAAAAAAGAGCCGATCCCGAGGAAGCGCGGGAGACGGTGGAGCAGATCGTGTCGCTGTGCGTGGCTATGGCAGCAGTGAGCGTGATGGAGTGGAACGAGGGGCAGAGGGACGAGTATCTGCGGTGTGCGAACTGCTGCATAGAAGATTACAACATCCGTGCAGCTGCGCACAACGAACAGAGGGCGGCGCAGAGGTGGCTGGACAGCGTTGTGGAAGAGCTGCGGTTTGTCCTGCCTGCGGACGAGAGCCTGAAGCGCAAGGCGGCCAGAGAAGCGCTGATCCAGAAGAGAATGAGCAGCGACAGGGCGTGGAAGCTGTGGGCGGCGGCGCTTGTGGCGAAAAAGCCGAACGGCATGTGCATTGACCGGGAGACGGCGCAGAGGGTGCTGGACGAGGCACGGGACTACTACCGCGACAGGTTTTTGCCTGCCGTGAGGCTTGGCGACGGGTACGGCATGGAGACGCTGCGCCGGGATGCGGAGAATGTGCTGGGAGATGCCGCGCCGCTGGCGTTGGGCGCGGAGACGACGGTTTACAGTAACAGAGTTTGGTAACAAGGGGGTGCTGTTGTGACGGCGGCAGAAGCGGAGATCATCATCAAGTATTATGCGGACATCGCAGGACAGCAGAGGGCTATTGTGCGGGAACGCATGACGCTGGACGCGGAGTACAATCCGCTGCGGGGCAATGCGCTGGACGGGATGCCGCATGCCGCCGGAAACGGCGACAAGACAGCAGACATGGCGTTGAAGCTGGCGGACACGGACACGGACAGACGGCTGCGGGAGCTGGATGTGCGGGAGGCTGTGTTGAAGGGAGACAAGGCAGCAATCCGCTGTGCGCTGGACAGACTGAACAGTAGACACAGAGAGGTGCTGGCAACGCGGTATATCGACGGCCACACTTGGGAATTTACAGCGTGCCGGGCGGGGCTGTCGCGCAGGCAGACGATCCGGGTCAGCGTTGTGGCGTTGGGGCGGCTGGGCGCGGTGCTGGAGGATGCACCCATGGCGGCGGAGATCCTTGCGCGGGCGCGCGACGCGCGCGCGGTATAAAGGCGGGGCGGATCGTTTACGCTGAATTTACGCGGAAAGTCAGCGTAAAATACGCTGAAGCAGGCCCGGCGGGCCGGATGCGTGCGCGTGCGTGAAAGAGATTTTTTGCGGGCGGTGAATTTGTGAGGGCGCGCTGGATTTCCGAATACTGAAAAGGGACGGGAGAAAAACAAACTTGCGAAAGGTGGAATGACAAGTGAAATTGTGTGACAGGTGCAGGGTGCCGGGCTGCCTGCTGGACTACGGCGGAAAGGCTTGCAAAGAGGCACGAAAGAAGCATTGCCCGGATGTGGTTTTTACCAATGCGGACAAAATCAGGGAAATGGATGACGAGGCGTTGGCGGTGGCTATCATGTGTCCACATGACGGCGATAAATGCCCCGGCCCCGGCAACGCGAAAACCTGCATAAAGTGCTGCTTGGACTGGCTGCGGGAATCGGCGGAGGGGTAAGCATGGCGCAGATCGTGACGGCGCAGTTTGTGGGGCAGACCTCTTGCGGGTTTGTCAGAAACAAATACTATGAAATCGAGATCAGCGCCGGGCGGAGCGGGTGTTTGTGTGTGCGGGATGTGCAGGGGCAAGGCTTTTGCCCGTATTCCACGCTGGCCGCTCTGCGGAAAAACTGGAAGATCATCAACAACGAAAAAACGCCCGGCGGCGAACCGGGCAGAAATGAGGCAGGATATGAACGAGGATATTTTGACCCACGGTGAAACCATGAGAGAGGAGCAGCTTTTGGAGGGGTTGCGTAAAACCCCCGAACTGAAACGGCGCTTGGTCATGCGCGTGGCGGCGGATTTGCTGGAAAGCGAGGCATTTTTGGAGGCGTACCCGCATTTGGAAACCGAGGAACAAATAAAAACGGCGCTTACCCGGCTTTTGCACAAGAACAAGGTAAGCACCATTGATGGGCGGCGTATGGCCGCAGAACTGGCGGAAAGTTACGAGGGAATGTATTCCCATTCGGACAGATCGGAGGGGCCAGCATCGGGGCATGAATCCCATTCGTCACAGCCTGTTACATGACAAAAAACATTGTCGGCTTCTGCCTGCGGCGTGTCGCAAGCCTCCCAAACTGTTTCGTTATGGCACAGGCCGAAAGTGCCGTCAGGCTGGCGCACGATCTTCAAAATGCCAACTGGTGAGCGATAAATCCACATAATAGCTAAACCTCCAAAATTGTTTTGTGCAATGCCTATAATACAGCGATTTTAGGCAAAAAACAACAGGAAAACACCCCCGGCGGGCCGTGTGGCCTTGGCTGGGGGTGTTGCTGTTTGCGCAGGTTTTGTGATCGTGGCGGGCAGTTTTGTGCCCGGGGCGGGCGGTTTTGTGCCCGGGGAGGGGTTATTTGTGATCGTCGGGGCCTGTTTCGTGATTGGCGGGCGGGTTGCCGGTCAAGGACGGCGGCAGGCCGTTTTCATCCAGCGGGCCGGTGTATTCTGTGAGGTCAATCAAGGTCACTTCCGGCGGAGGGGGTATGAGCTTATAATATTTGCCGTTTTCGTAGTGCAGATCGGTCACGCCGTCATACCATGCAATATCCCCGTGTTGGGCTTGGGCGGCCTCCATGCTTTGTTGTGCCTGCGCTTCGGTCAGACCGTCGAACAGCAGGCGGGCACCGTCGGAAAACTGGGCAACAAGACGGTAAGGCGGATAAACGGCCATGTTTTCGTTATTCATGCGTTGCACCCTTTCGTTTTGTGTTTTGTGATGGGCCTATTATACCACGCAATGCCCCGGCGGTGAACCGGGGCGGCGCGGTGTTTTTGTTTTGGGGTTGTTATCCGGGGCACAATTTACAGGCCAAGCACCCGGCGGGCGGCGTATTCGGCATTTTGTGTTAGCTGGCGCTGCCATGCTTTGTTGCGGGGCGACCAGCGAAAACCGTTGGATTTGAGAGCGTCGCGGGTGTCTGCGTCGGGGATTTCGTCGAACAGGATTTGCAGGCGGTTTTCTTCGGCATTGCGCACGATCTCGCCGCCGTCAAATTTCGTGGCGTTGTCGGGCTGCTGGGCGGCGGCTTGCAGTTTGTCCAGATCGGCAAGGCGGGCTTGTACGCGCTTGATCTTGCCGCGCAGGCTGGACAGTTCAAAATTGCCGTAGGGTTTGCCGTACAGCTTGACGGAAAAGGCGTCCGGGTCGGTGAGTGCGTCGGCCTGCTGATCGGTGAGGCTGGCATAGCCGCGCAGGGTTTTGTGCTTGCGGTAGTAGGCATTGGCGGCCTTGCAATAATCAAGGGCGTTTTGCTCCTGCTGCAAGCGGTCTTGGAGCAGTTCACGGGCGTGGGGGTCGGTCAGGTCTACCGCGCCGGTGCCCACGCTGCGGATTTTGTCAAGGATGGCGTCAATCTCCTTGTACTCCTGCCAAAGAGAATCGCGGCGGGCGTTCTGCTTTTGCTTTTTGCGTACCGGGAAGTTGCTGCCGCCGCAAACGAGGATGGAGGGGCAGGCCGATTCGTTGCGGTAATAGGCGTTGTAGTAGTCGGCAAGGCGGCGGGCGTAGCGGTCAAGCAGGGCGTCCAGCTTGTCGTGATAGTAGGGGCTGATCTTGGCTTTTCGTGCCTGTACCAGTGCGGCGGCCTTGTCCACGGCGGCACGGTATTCTTCCGTAGCGCTGCCGGGGCGGTAGTCGCTCATAGAATTAACATCGTTCGCACGGCGGGCGGTTTGTTCGTTGATTTCGTAGTATTGCATTTTGTGTGCCTCCTGTTTTGTGTTTTGGGTAATGGGGACGGGCCGCTTTACAACTGGCCCGGCGTGGCGTTGTGCCGCTGGGGGCTGCCGTGTGGTCTTATGCCAGGCGGCGGTGCCCATTGCGCAGGGCGGGCGGGGCCTGTTTTTGTGGTGATAAGCTGCCCGTAAACCGTGCCGGGTTCGCCCGGCGGCGGGTACAATCTGTTTTGTGGGGAGGTGTACCGGCTCCCGTTGGACTTATGCCAGCACCCCGGCGGGCTGGCGGCCATTGTTGGCGATGGGTGCGCGTTGTGAGTTCGTGCCGGGCTTGTGATCGTGTTTGTTACCCATGAGCGCCCACCCTTTGCAGGGTGGCCGGGCTTGCACCGGCGGCGCGTTATGCGTCGGCCTTGCGGGTCAATCAAGGCAAGTTTCGCGCTTGATTTTGTACTGCGCTTTGATCTTGTCATAGGCGCGGAGCGTGACCATGTAGGTGCCCTGTTCTGCGTCGTAGGTAATGCCGCGCCCGTGGAGCGGGGGCAGGCCGTCACGCAGGGGGCGCAGAAAGTAGTGCTTGCCATAGTAGGCAAGATCGGCGGCGTAGTCGCAGCCCGTGGGGGCCTGCTGCATTTCGTAGCAGTAGGAATACTCGCCGGGGGCGGTGGCCTGCACGGCGGGGGTCTTGGCGGCCTCCAATGCGTCATAATCGGGGGCGTAGCCGTAAACCTCGCCGGTGCTGGGGTCGTAGCGGGAAACGGAAAAATCCGGGATGAAAAGCGCCGTGTTTGCGCCGATCTGCTGGGAGTAGCCACCGGGAACCGGGGCAAAGGTGCCGGGAATTTTGCGTTCTGTTGCTGCCATTGTGAAAGCCTCCTGTTTTGTGCTGTGTTTTGTGTGGGCGGTTTTGTGTACCCATGAGCGCCCGCCCCATGTGGGGTGGCCGGGCTTGCACCGGCGGCGCGTTATGCGTCGGCCTTGCGGGTCGTGTGGGTTAGTCGGAGATACAAAGCATATAGCCGCGCTTGGCGCAGATGATCGAAAGCCGGTTAAACTCCATGTAGCGACGGAGGGCGTCGGGGTTGCGGGTGTCGGCCAGTTCTGCCCGGTGGCGCTGCATATAACGGCGCTGCGTGGCAAGCTCTTTTTGTGCTTGACGGTCAGACAAACGGAAAAGCGTGTAAGTGGTCATAGTGTGCGGCCTCCTGTTTTGTGTTGCGTTTTGTGTGGGCGGTTTTGTGTACCCATGAGCGCCCACCCTTTGCAGGGTGGCCGGGCTTGCACCGGCGGCGCGTTGTGCGTCGGCCTTGCGGGTTGCGTGGGTTAGAACATGGAAATTTGCTCACATTCGGCGGCGGGCTGTGCAGGGGCGGGAGCTGCGGCGGCCTGCTGCGCTGCCTTGCGGGCCTTGCGTTCGTCGGCCAGCTTTTTGTTATAGGCGGCGATCTCCTCCGGGGTCTTGGCCTTGGGGGCGTCGTCCTGCCCGGCGGGCTTGACCTGATCGCGGGTGAACAAGTGCGCCTTGGCCATGTAGTAATGCGGGTCGGGGGCGTCGGCGTCGGGGCCGTTCTGCCCGGCCTTGGCGGCCTCTGCGCGGGCGGCCTTGGCGGCCTTGCCGGGGCGCTCGGTGTACTTCCACAGATCGCAGGTAATGGCGGCGTGTTCGCCGCGCTTGACGGAGTAGCCCGCCTTTTTCCACTCTGCAAAGGTGTGAATGGGCAAGCAGCCCTTGGCGGCCACGATGGCCTGCGCCTCTGCCTTGGTGTAAATGCCGTGTGCGATTGCCTGATTGATGATGATCTCGTTGTTAGTCATGGTGAAAACCTCCAAAATATTTTTTATTAGATCGGCCCGGCGGGCTTGCAGCGGGCCGGATGTTTTGATAAAATGGGGGTAGCCGCTGACAGGAGCGGCCACCCTTGCGAGGGGTGAAAAGGGTTCAGCGCTTTTGCCGGGGCTGAACCCCTTTTTTATTTCCCTGCGCTTGCGGTGGGCGGTGTCGTGCCTGCAATGTATTTCAGGCAGTCAAGCACCTGCGCCGGTGTCATGCCTTGCGCCCGGAGCCAATCGGCCAGCCGGTCAAGCTCTTTTGCTGTCGTGTCGTTCATGGTGTCCTTTCTCCTCCTGTCCGGGTATTCAGCTTGCAACCCTGTTGCGTGTCGCCTGCTGTGCCTGAATGGTAGCACGCAACAGGGTTGTTTGTCAAGCCCTGTTGCGTGCTTTCTGCGTTTTGCACAAAATCCTGTTGCGTGCTTTGTGCAAGTTGCACTGTTGCGTGTTTTTGATTTATAATATATAATAAAACTATCCCCAAAATAGGAGGCTAACAGATGGCAGTATCAGAGAATAAGCGAAAAAATAACGATAATTACAACAAGAAATGCGATTACATCAGCATTAGGCCGCTGAAAGAACGCGGCGAACAGATCAGGCAGGCGGCCAAGCTGGCCGGGCAAAGTCTGCAAGGGTACATCTTGCAGGCCTGCGCCGAACGCATGGAGCGCGACGGCCTGCCCATCGACCAGCCCGCCGCCGATGAAGAAAAATAAAACAGATCAGCACAAAAGCCCCTGCAAGCTCACCGCCTGCAAGGGCTTTTCTTTTTCCCACTATTCACACCACCCCACCAGCCAGCAGGCCGCCCACCACCAGCAGCACCGGGCAGCAGCTCACCAGCCAGCACCACACCACCGCCACACAAGCACCAGCCCCAACACCGACAGCCAGCACACCGCCCACACCCAAACACAACACCCGACGGAACACCAGCGGCCAGCACCGCCACCCGGCAGGCCGCCGCGCCGACGATCACCAGCGGAACGCCAGCCCGCGCCGCCTGCGCAGTTACTAAACGCCCGCGCACTATACCGCCCGCGCGGTAATTACTAAACGCGCCTGTACGCACCCGCGCCAGCCCGTGCGCGGTAGGTACTGCGCGCGCGTACATTTAGCTTTGCGGGTTCGAGAGCGCGAAAGTTGGGTAGGTTTGTAATTTTTTTTGGCATTTCCGTTCGGGCGGGGCGGAAAAAGTGGGGGTTGAAATTGTCGGGAAAAGGTTGATCTGGGCGGGGTGCGGTTGATGATGGGTTGGGCGAAGTGGTGACAAATTGTCACCGGTTGAGGATAGGAAAAATACAAAGCGTATAAAATATTTTCGAGAAAATTTACAAAATGTCACCCTATGGCACGGTTTGGGGGGTAAAATTGGTACAGTGAAAAAGTAAAGAGAACGCCCGGCGGGTTATCCTGCGCGGGCGTTCGGTGTTTATGCGGCAAGTTTTGGAGGGAGGAACGATGGCGCGGAGATCGGATGCGAGGGATAAGGCGAAAGCTGAATACATCCGGCGGCGGGCTGTTGGGGAAAATATCAACCTGAAAGAATTTGCCGGGGAGATGGGCGCGAACTATGAGAGCTTGCGCCGGTGGAAGGTAAAGGACGGCTGGGAAAAGGACGTGCCGCGAAAGCGCGGCGGGCAGCCGGGAAACACGAACAGCAAGAAAAAGAAAAACGCAAAGGGCAATAAGGGCGGCGGCGCACCGACGGGAAACAAGAACGCCGAAAAGGACGGAGCGTACAGCGCCGTCTTTTTTGATGCCCTGCCGGACGCGGACAAGGATTTTTTAAACAAGACACCGACGGGGGCCGTGGAAAACCTGCTGCATGAGTTGAAAGTTTTGCGGTGGCGGGAAAAGAAAATCATTGAGAAAATCCACGAGTATGAGCAGGTGGAGGACGAAGAAACCCTGTACCTGAACGGCACGATGATGGACATGGAGATGAAGGACACGCCGTTTGCAAGAATCCAGAAATTGCAGGAGGCGTTGTACAAGGTGCAGGGCCGGGCGGCAACGATTGCCGGTGCGCTGCGGCAGGCCGAGGAAAACGACAGGCGGTACGAGCTTGAACGGGAACGGCTTGAACTGGCGAGGATGAAGGCCACGGGCGAGGTTGAGGTTGAGGACGCGGAAACGGTGGCGGACGGGGATGCCGAAAATTTAGAGGACGGCTGACGGAAGGCCCGGGGAAACTCCCTCCGGCCCTGCGGGGCCACCTCCCCCGCTGCGGCGGTGGAGGCAGAGACGAGGTGATGCGGTGTGACGCTGTATACGAGCAAGGCAGTGGCCCAGTGGTTGGGGCTGACGGAGAGACGGATACGACAGATGCGTGATGCTGGGATCATACGGGAAACGAAGCCGGGGCTGTATGACATGAAGCCTACGGTGCAAGCCTACCTTGCCTATTTGCGGAACAACACGGGCGATTTGAACCAGCAGCGGGCAGAGCTGACGAAAACGAAAAAGGAGCTTGCGAAGCTGGAATTGGACGAGCGCAAGGGCAATCTGCACAGAACAGAGGACATAGAACAGGCGCTGACCACGATGCTGATGAACTTTAGGACGAAGGTCATGAGTATGCCTGCCAAGCTGGCAAAGACGCTGGCGGGCATGAGCGACAACGCCGAGATATACGACTTACTGAAAAAAGAAACGGATGAAGCGCTGGACGAGTTGAGCGACTACGACACAGCGTTTGCCGTACAGCAGGAGGGCGCAGACGATGGAAGAACTGACGAAGAACCAGAGTAAACGGTGCCGCGCCTGCGCTTTTGGTGAGGTCGTGAATGAGAGCACGGTGTTCTGCCCATTTGGGCGGTGCGCCGCAAAGAGGTTGCAGCGATATGGCAAAAAGAAAAACCATAGCCGTGCCGCCGCAGACAAGGGCGATGCTGGCGAGAGTGGTGGCAAAGCTGAAACCGCCGCCGGCCATGACGTTGAGCCAGTGGGCGGATAAAGAGCGGCGGTTAAGCCAGGGAGCAAGTGCCCTGCCGGGACGGTGGCGCACGGACAAGGCCCCCTACCAGCGCGGCATGATGGACGCAATCAGCGACCCCCATGTGCGCAAGGTGGTTGTGAAAAGCTGTGCGCAGATCGGCAAGACGGATGCGTTGGTGCTGAACACCATCGGCTATTACATGAACTATAACCCCTCCCCCATTATGGTTTTGCAGCCGACGTTGGACATGGGACAGGGATTCAGCAAGGAGAAGCTAAGCCCGATGCTGCGCGACACGCCCTGCCTGCGCGGACTGGTGGATAACCGCAGCCGGATGAGCGGCAACACGATCTTGCTGAAAAACTACCCCGGCGGGTATTTGGTCATAGTTGGCGCTAATAGCCCGGCCAGCCTTGCGAGCCGCCCCATCAAGGTGCTGCTGGCCGATGAGATAGACCGATACCCGGCCAGCGCCGGAACCGAGGGCGACCCGCTATCGCTTGCCGAGAAGCGGCAGACGACCTTTTGGGATAAAAAGCAGGTGTTTGTGAGCACGCCGACGCTGGAACAGACGAGCCGGATCAAGGTGGAGTTTGAGCACAGCACGCAGGAGGAGTTCCAAATCCCCTGCCCAAGTTGCGGACATTACCAGCCGCTTGTGTGGGCGAACCTGAAATTTGACCCGGAGAACCCGAAGGACCCGCAGCATGTGTGTGAGCGGTGCGGCGTGGCAGACAGTGAGACGCACTGGAAAAAACAGATGATCCGCGGCGAGTGGGTGGCGAAATGCCCCGGAGAAGCGGCACGGGGATTCCACCTGACAACGCTTTGCTCGAGCTTTTGCAGCTGGGAGGAAGTAGTTGAAAAGTTTTTGAAGGCAAAGGAACAGCTGAACGCAGGAGACCCGGAGCTGATGAAAACATGGGTGAACACAGAGCTGGGCGAGACGTGGACAGAGCAGGGCGAAACCGTGGAGGAAGCAGACCTGTACGGGCGGCGCGAAGCCTACAAGGCGGATGTGCCGGACGATGTGGTAGTGCTGACTGCCGGAGTAGATACGCAGGATGACCGCTTTGAAGTGGAGGTCGTGGGCTGGGGAGCCGGAAAGGAAAGCTGGGGCATACGCTACCAGAAGATTTACGGGGACCTTTTGAAGGATACGGTGTGGAAAGACCTTGACGAGTTTTTGGACAGAACGTGGTACAAGGCGGACGGCACGCCGATGAAGATCATAGCGACCTGCATGGACAGCGGCGGACACTTCCCCGATGAAGTGCTGCGGTTCTGCAAGGACAGATGGCACCGGCGCATATTTGCCATTAAAGGCCGCGGCGGTACGGATGTGCCCTACCTGAAAAACCCAACGAAGAACAACCGCGTGAAAGCGCCGCTGTTCACGATTGGCGTTGACACCGGCAAGGGCATTTTGTACCAGCGGTTGAAGGTGAAGATGCCGGGGCCGAACTACTGCCACTTCCCGCAGGGAGAAGCGGCGGGATATGACTACAACTACTTCCGCGGATTGACAGCGGAAAAGATGGTGGTGCGCTACCGCAAGGGGCGGGCTGTGATCGCATGGGAGCTGAAGGGCGACTACAAGCGCAACGAGCCGTTGGACCTGCGGAACTACGCCACGGCGGCGCTGGAAATTACAAACCCGGTGCTGGAAAGCAGCCCGGTGGCGGGTGAAGCGCAGCGCACCGTGCGGCGCACGGGCCGCAGACAGGTTAGCGGAGGTATTTAAGCTATGGCGGGAATCACGAAGAAAGAAGCGCAGCGGCACCTGGATATATGGCTTGAAGCGGAAGCACAGATCGCTACCGGGCAGAGCTACCAGATCGGCAGCCGTATGCTGACCCGTGCCGACCTTGCCAGCGTGCGCAAGCAGATCGATTACTGGAATAACAAGGTGGAGCAGGCGGAGGCTGTGGAACAGAACCACGGGCGAAACCGTACCTACCACTTTGTGTACCGGGATCTGTAAGGAGGGGCGGCTATGAAAGCAAAAGTGAGAGCGGTGCGCCGTACCACTGCGCCGACGCTGACGGCGGTGCGCCGGGCACAGAACACCGGGTACAGCAACTACGGCGCGAACCGGCAGAAGAAGTCGCTGCGCGGATGGATGTACTACGGCGGCGATGCCAAGCGGGACATTGAGGACAACATAGACACGCTGCGTCAGCGGAGCCGGGATGCTTACATGGGTGTGCCGACGGCCACGGCGGCGTTGAAAACGCTGCGCACCAACACGGTGGCGGCGGGCCTGACACCAACCCCGCAACTGGACGGTGAATACCTGCGCATGGACGTGGACAGGATCGCCGAATTGCAGGCAAACATTGTGCGCGAATGGAACCTGTGGGCAAAAAGCCAGATGTGCGACGCGGACGGGCTGGACAACTTTTACCAGCTGCAACAGCTGGCCTACTTATCCGCCCAGATGAACGGCGACGCCTTTGCCCTGCTGCAAACAGAGGACGCACCGGGGATGCCGTACAGCTTGCGGGTACGGCTGATCGAAGCTGACAGAGTATGCAGCCCGAACCTGATGGATGTGCTGACGCCAACGACCATTGACGGGTACAGCGTGCACAGGATCGTGCAGGGCGTGGAGACAGACGAGCGCGGCAAGGTGGTGGCCTACTGGATATGCAGCAGGCACCCGCTGGCGGCAGAGATGCAGGACGGCGCAACGACCTGGACGCGGGTGCAGGCCCGCGGAGACAGGACGGGGCGGCGGAACGTTTTACACATTATGCAGCGGGAACGAGCCGGGCAGGTGCGCGGCGTGCCGGTGCTGGCCCCGGTGCTGGAAAGCCTGAAGCAGTTGGGACGGTACAGCGACGCCGAGCTGAACGCAGCGGTCATCACGGCGGCCTACACGATCTTTATCGAAAAAGAAGCTGCCGGAGAAGCACCGCCGCTGGGTGAGATGATCCCGGAGGACCAGCTGATAGACGCAGCAGACCCGACAAGCATTGAGCTTGCCCCGGGCGCGGTGGTGGACCTGGCCCCCGGCGAGAAAATGAACGAAACGAAGCCGAGCAGGCCGAACGCAAACTTTGAAGCATTTTACCGGGCTGTAACAAAGGAAATCAGCGAAGCGCTGGAAATCCCCATTGAAGTGCTGGAAAAGAATTTCAGCACGAGTTACAGCGCGGCCCGCGGTGCACTGAATGAGTTCTGGCGCACCTGCGAGATGCAACGCAGTTGGTTTGCGGACAAGTTCTGCCAGCCGATCTACGAAATGTGGCTTGACGAAGCGGTAAGCCGAGGGCGCGTGAAAGCGCCGGGATATTTTACCGACCCGGCGGTTGCCGGCGCATACAGCGCCTGCAAGTGGAACGGCCCGGCAAGAACGAACCTGAACCCCATACAGGAAGTGATTGCCGCCGAAAAGCGCATTGCGCTGGGCATAAGCACGGCAGAGCAGGAGACCGCACAGATGACGGGCGGAAGCTACACTGCTAACATCCGGCAACGGAAGATCGAAGCGGAGCAAAAAGCGGAGGTGGACAAGATTGGCAGCGAAGAAACAAAACAAACTGACCCGGGGGGCCGGTAATCACTTTTGGCAGGTAAAGAACCTTGCCGGTAACGAAGCAGAGCTGATCCTGTACGGCACGATCAGCGACAACAGCTGGTGGGGAGACGAGATCACCCCGCAGCAGTTTGTTGACGACATCAAGGGACTTGGCAGCATTGACACGCTGACCGTGCGGATCAACAGCGGCGGCGGCGATGTGTTTGCGGCGCAGGCAATCGGCGCACAGATCGACAGCCTGAACAAGGCGGGCACCGAGACGGTGTGCCGCATTGACGGGCTTTGTGCGAGTGCAGCCACGATCATTGCGGCGCACTGCAAAAGGACGGTGGCGAACAGCGACGCGCTGTACATGATCCACCTGCCGAGCGTGTGCCTGTGGGATGCCTGCGACGAGAACGACCTGCAAGCGTACCTGAACGAGTTGAAGGCCGTGAAGGACAGCATTTTGCAGCTGTATGCCAAAAAGACAGGGCAGGACATGGATGTGCTGACCGGATGGATGGAGGACACAAGCTGGTTTACCGCCAACGAAGCCAAGGAGAATGGCTTTATTGACGAGGTGGACGAGGATGCCGAACCGGCCCTGATCGAGAACCGGGCCGGTGCGCTGTTTGTAAACAGCGTGTACACCGGGCTTTGCATGAACGAAGCCCCTGACTATGTGAAAAGCGCCCTGCGCAAGCAGCGGCGCTTTTCTAATACAAAAAACCCGGCGGATGCGCCGGAAAACAAGGAGGAACCCAAAATGGCAGAGAACAAGACCACCGGCGCACCTGCTGCACCGGCCATTACCACCGTGGACGCCCTGCGCACCGCATACCCCGACCTGGTGAAGCAGATCGAGAACGCGGCAGCACAGAGCGCCGCAACCGCCGAGCGTGCCCGCATCAAGGACATCGAGGACATGACGGCACCCGGCGACGAGCAGACCGCTTACGACGCCAAATTTGGCGACAAGCCGCAGGACGCCGCTGCCTATGCTATCGCCTGCATGAAGGCCCAGAAGGCCGCCGGCGCAAAGCACATGGCTGATGCCGAGGACGACGCGGCAAAGAGCGGCGTGAACGGCGTGAAGCAGGAAGAGCCCGCGGGCAAACCCAAGAACAGCGGCGAGGACAGCGCAATCGCCTGCATCCGCCGCGCCAACAACGTGAAGTAAGGAGGAAGAACTATGGCTATGGACCTTGCTGTGCAGACCTTTAGCACGAAGCCGGAGTACCTGATCGCAGGTACGGACATTCGCATTACGACTGCCGTTAAGGCGGCCGGTGCCGCGCTGACCCGCGGCATGGTGGTATGCCTTGCCGACGGCAAGCTGAAGCAGCCCACCGTTACCGGCAGCGCTGACCACTATACCGTTGCCACTGACGGTATGTACGGAATTGTGGCTGACGATGCCGACAACGGCAAAGATGCCGTTGTGTACCTGACCGGCGAATTTTTTGCCGATGCACTGGTGCTGCCTGAACACGCCAAGGCCGCAGATGTGGAGATCGCACTGCGCAACATTGGCATTTTCCTGAAGTGAAAAGAGGAGGAATGAGATATGCCTAACATGGTTGATCTGTACACCCCGCGCACGCTTGCCGAGGTTGTGAAAACCACCCCGCCGGTCCGCACTTTTTTGCGTGACCGTTTCTTTACCAACGTCAAGACCTTCCCCACCGAGCGGGTTGACATTGACATTGTGAAGGGCAACCGCAAGATGGCTGCCTTTATCCACCCGATGGTTGGCGGCGAGATCGTGCAGGCTGCGGGCTACGAGACCAAGAGCTATGCCCCGCCCCTGATCAACCCCGCCACGATCAGCACCGCAGACCAGCTGTTGAAGCGCCTGCCCGGCGAGGATATGTACAGCGGCAAGACCCCGGCGGACCGCGCTGCCGAAAAGCTGATCGAGGAATACAACCAGCTGAACGACATGACCACCCGCCGCGAGGAGTGGATGGCCGCGCAGGTACTTACCACCGGCCAGCTGAAGGTGAAGGGCAAGGGCGTTGACGAGGTGATCGACTTTGGGCTGACGAACAAGATCACGCTGGCGAGCACCAAGAAGTGGGGCACTTCCGCTGCCGACATCTGGGGAAACCTGAAGGACTGGAAGCAGCAGGTAAGCCGCAACGGCTTTGCCAACGCCAACATGGTGATCATGGGCAAGGCTGCCGCTGACGCCTTTTTGGCGGATGCCACCATCAAGAACCTGCTGGACAACCGCCGCATTGAGATCGGCGCGATCAAGCCCGAGGAAATGGAGGGCGGCCTTACTTACTACGGCCACCTGAACCTGCCCGGTGTGGACATCTACGGCTACGATGAGGTCTATCTGGATGACGAGACGGGCAAGACCAAGCCGCTGATCCCCGACAATGTGGTGCTGATGATCCCGAGTGCTGCGAGCTTTATGCGTGCCTACGGCCTGTGCACCTATCTGGACGACGCCGGGGCATGGCACGAAGCCGAGACGGACCGCCTGCTGTGCACCTATGTGGAGCACCGCCCGGACCGCCGCTTTATCGAGTTGCAGACCCACCCGCTGCTGATCCCCGACAAGATCGACAGCTGGTTTGCGGCGACGGTGCTGTAAGGGAAACGAGAGATCGGGCAAGGCTGCCCCTCATCCGGCCCTGCGGGGCCACCTTCCCCCAAGGGAGAAGGCATGGGGAGAAGCTGCCCCCATCCGCCGCCTGCGGGCGGCACCTTCCCCCCTAGGGGGGTTAGGGATGAGAACTCCCTCCCCCGCTGCGGCGGAGGAGGCAGGGAGAGACGAGAACGGCGGAAACAGGGCGCCGAACGGAATGTGGCGGACGCGGAGTTATGGCCGGGTGAAGGGATGGTTGGGATGGAATTAGAGCAGGATTACGGGCCGGGCACAGAGCCGGAAGAAAAGATGCTGACGTTCAAGGACTGCGCGGCGGCAGACATTGACGACGTGTTTTTTAACACGGACGAGTTTGCCGACGAGCACACGATCAACGGGAAAAAGCTGCTGGCCGTGCTGGACGAAAACACCCTGATGGACCGTAGTGCCCACTGGGAGGGCGGTGCGAAGCAGAGCTTTGACCAAGGGCTGTACAAGGCGGATGCCAAGCTGTTTGTGAAATGCAGGGAGCTGGGCGGACGGCCAAAGGTGAGCAGCCCGATGATCGTGGACGGGAAAAAGTATCTTGTGGGCAACGTGGATGAAGAAGCGGGCGTGTACAGCGTGGAGCTTGTGAGGGTACGGCAATGAGCAATTTTACCTGGTACGACGCAGGCACAACGACCATTGGCGTGAACGCCGAGGAAGTAAGCCAACGGTTGGGAGAATTGCGCCGGAAAACACCAGCGGTAATCAAAGTGGCGGTGAACGCCACGGCGAGAGAGACGCGCAAGGAGATGCTGCGGCGCGTGCTGAAACGCTATGCACTGACGGCAAAGGGCAAGGAACGCGCCAAGGGCCTGAAACAGAAGGTAAAGGCCACAAATACTGACCCGGCGGCTGTGCTGTGGATCGGCGGCATCAACGGTGCGCGGGCTGACCTTGCGTACTTCCAGCACCGGGTAACGGTGCCGCACCCGGGTTTGAGCTGGCAGACGGGACCGAGCGTGTTTAAGGCGCGGGTCCTGCGCAACGGCAGCTTGCATGACCTGACAGGCGGCGGCGCGTACAGCAAGGGCTTTCTGGCGGAGTTCAAGAGTACACACATCGGCATGATCCAGCGCCATATTGGCGCGGCCAGCAGCGAGACGACGACCAAGAGCGGCGCACCGCGCTGGCGCAGCGCAAGCGGCGTTGTGGAGGAAACGAGGACTTACGGTTCCCCATCCGGCACGGCACAGCACCATACCGTGTGGGAGAAAGAGGATGTGCATGTGTACGCTGAAAACACGCTGAACGACAGACTGGAAAAGCAGATCGCCAAAGTGATGGCAAGAGCAGCAAAGGGGTGATGAAACATGCAGGGTGACAAGATTGCAGGATTTACCACCGCCATGATGCAGGATGCGCTTTGCGACGAGCTGCGAAACCTGTTTGCCGGGCGGAAGTTCAACGGGCAGGGCGGATTGAAAGCGCTGAAAGTGTTCCGCCAGAATTTGCCCATTGATACGGGACTGGACGAGGACGCCGACACGGACGCTGCGGCCAGCCCCTACATTGTGGTGCTGCTGGAGGGCGGGAAAATCTACAACCCGCAGGATGCAAAAGTGGTGAGCGCCACGCTGACCGTGTGCTGCTACGACGAGGGCAACGAGCGAGACGGCTTTAGGGACGTGCAGAACATCCTGGAAGCGATTGAGCAGCACTTTTGCGTGAAGCCGTTTTTTGGCGGCGCGTTTACGGTGCTGAAAGGGCACGAGCATTACTTTGAAGATGCGCTGCAAATGGACGACACATGGCCGTACTATTTTGGTGCGTTGAGCTTTGACGTGACCGTGCCGGTGCCGACGAGCGAAAGCACGTTTGATGAACTGATCTGAAAGGAGGCCGAAGATGGCCGAGAAGAAAGAGAAACAGACGGCGCAGAAGCCGGAAGTGATTGTGTACTGCGGGCCGAGCGTGCGCGGGATTGCCAAGCAGTACACCGTGTACCGCGGCAGACTGCCGGACGCGCTGGTAAAGTTTTTGGCAAAGCACCCGGCGGCACAGAGCTTGTGCGTACCGCTGAGCGAGTTTGCCGCGACCCGCGCCGGGCTGAACACCAAGGGATCGCCGCAGGCGACCTTGTACAAAACGATTTTGAACGAACTGTAAGGAGGAAACAAAGATGGCTTACAAACATGGCGTTTATGTGAGTGAGAACGCAACGAGCCTGACCGCCCCTGTGACCGGCAATGCGGGCTTGCAGGTGGTGGTCGGCACTGCCCCCGTGAACACGGTTGCCGACCCGGCGGCTGCTGTGAACGCGCCTGTGCTGGTGAACAGCTATGCCGAAGCTGTGGCCGCTGTTGGCTACAGCGACGACTTTGCCAGCTATACCATGTGCCAGGCGATCAGCGCGGCATTTCAGGTGATCGGCTGCGGGCCGCTGGTGCTGATCAACGTGCTGGACCCAGCGAAGCACACCACCGCCGTGACCGAAAAGACGGCGCAGGTCAACAACAAGATCGCGGTTGTGGAGGAGAAGGGCATGCTGCTGGACGGTCTGACCGTCAAGGGTGATGCCTCTGCCGTGCTAAAGGCCGGTGAGGACTACACCGCGAGCTTTGACGATGAGGGCAACCTGATGATCGCCCTGATCGGCAGCAAGACGGCGACCACCCTGACCGTGAGCGGCAAGAAGCTGGACCCCAGCAAGGTTACTGCCGCCGACATTGTGGGAGGCGTTGACACGGCCACAGGCAAGGTGAGCGGCCTTGAAGCGGTGCAGCAGGTCTACCCGAAACTGGGCATGACGCCGGGCATCCTGCTGGCACCCGGCTTTAGCAAGGATGCCACTGTGGCCGCTGCCTTGCAGGCAAAGACAACGGGTATCAACGGAAGTTTCCGCTGCATCTGCGTGTGCGACGTGGACAGCGGCACGAGCGGTGCCAAGGTGTACACCGACGTCAAGACCAAGAAGGAAGCAAGCGGGCTGAACGGCGCGAACTGCTACGCCGTGTGGCCCTGCGCCAAGGTTGGCGCGAAGGTGTACAGCGGCAGCGCCATTGTGGCCGCCGAGATGGCGTATCAGGATGCCAGCAACGACGATGTGCCCAACATGAGCGTGGACAACAAGGCTGTTGCGATCAGCGCTGCGTGCCTTGCCGACGGCACGGAGGTCTATCTTGACCAGGAGCAGGCCAACGTGCTGAACGGCGCAGGTGTTGGCACCTTCCTGAACCTGAACGGCTGGCGGTGCTGGGGCTCCAACACTGCCGCCTACCCCGGCAACACTGACCCCAAGGACCGCTGGATCAACATCCGCCGGTTTATGAACTGGGCGGCCAACACCTTTATCCTGACCTACACGCCGAAGATCGGCCAGGTGATGAATCGCCGCCTGATCGAGAGCATTGTTGACAGCGAGAACATCCGCGGCAACAGCTTTGTTTCCCGCGGGATCTGTGCTGCATACAGTATTGCGTTTATGGATGCCGACAACCCCACCACCGACCTGCTGAACGGCAAGATCGTGTTCCGCCAGAGCATGACCCCGTTCACCCCGGCGGAGGAGATCGACGATGTGATCGAGTTTGACCCGGATGCGCTGGCCGATGCGCTGGCCGGCTGATGGCGAGGAGGTAAAGAGCGATGATTTCTAACAACTACATCCCCGAAAAGGTAAACGACTACAACGTTTACCAGGACGGTAACAAGATGATCGGCCTTGCCGCCGAAGTGGAGCTGCCCAGCATCAAGATGAAAACCAGCACCATTGAGGGTGTTGGTGTTGGCGGCGAGATCGACAGCCCGACCATTGGGCAGTTTGAAAGCCTGGAAGCCAAGCTGAAGTTCAACACGCTGTATTCCAGCGCAACGGACCTGATGAACCCGCTGAACACGGTTAACCTGACGCTGCGTGCGGCCCAGCAGGTGTACGACAAGACCGGCGGCTATGCCTTTAAGGGCCTGCGCATTGTGATGGGCGGGCGCGTAAAGGAGTTTAACCCCGGCACCGTGAAGAAGGGCGACGCGATGGACGCCGAGACCACGCTGGAGCTGACCTACTACATGATCGAGGTGGATGGTGAGCAGGTCGTTGAGGTGGACAAGCTGAACGGCGTGTACAAGGTGAACGGCAGCGATATGCTGGCCGGTATTGCCGCGCTGACCTGATGCCTGACGGGATGAACGGCGGGTAAAAGCGAGGCTGCCCCTCATCCGGCCCTGCGGGGCCACCTTCCCCCCCCAAGGGGAAGGCTTGGGGATGCGGGGCGTCGAGGACGCCGCCCCCTACAACGGGGGCTTTGTGTGGGTGGGTTAGGTGCCCTGCGTGAGGTGCGCAGGGTGGTTATAGTAAAACAGGCAGGGCCGCCCAGAGATGGGCGGCGTTTTTGAGCAGAAAGGACAAGACGATGGACATTATCAAGCTGGCAAAGCCCTATGTGTTTGAGGGCACGGAGTACGGCGAAATTGACTTGAGCGGCCTTGACAAGCTGACGGTGCAGGATGCCATTGACGCACAACTGGCACTGACGGGCCAGCCGGGCGCGGTGATCCTGCCGGAGAGAAGCACGGCCTACATTGCAAGACTGTGCGCCAAGGCGGCGGGACTGCCCATTGAATTTTTTGAACTGCTGCCGGTGAGCGCGGCCCGCAAGGTGCGCGGTGCCTTTACCGAGTTTATGACGAGCGATGCCGACGAGGACACGGGCATGGTGCTGAAGCTGAAAGCACCGTACACCTACAAGGGCAAGACCTACAAGGAAGTGGACATGAGCGGCGCGGCGGAGTTGACTGTGCTGGATATGGCGGCGGCGGAGAACGAGCTTGCCGCTGCGGGCCATGTGGCCGCAGAACCGGCGCTGGACTACCTGTACTGCTGCCTTATGGCGGCACGCGCCAGCGGCATGGACAAGGCGTTCTTTACCGGGATGCCCCTTGCGGAAGCGACGCACATCAAGAACGCAATGAACAGCAACCGTTTTTTCGAGTAAAGGGCGGCGGCAAGGGACTGCGCAAATGCGCGGTGCGCCTTGCCGGGGCCACGATGACGAGCATTGAGTTTTACTTGAAACTGCCGGTACGGGATTTTATAGAGATCAACAATGAGGTGGCGGCAGAATGGCAAAAACTACGGAATTAGAGCTTGCGATCAGGATTGCGGGCAAGGTTGACCCGAGCTTGCAGGCAGCGATCAGCCAGGCGCAGAAGCAGGTAAGCACGTTGAGCGCAACGCTGGGAACTAATGGCCGCGTCGGGCTGGCGGTCATGGGCGTTGGGCTGGCCGCTACGGTGAAGGGCATTGCGGACTGCACGACGGAAGCCGAAAAGTTTGAAAGCCAGATGGCGCCTGTGATCCGCTATGTGGACGGCCTTGCAGACAGCATGGGCAATGTGAGCGACGCAATGGCCGAGAACGGCAAGACGTTCAAGCAGAACCGCGACGAGCTGGCACGGTACATTCAAGACCTTAGCACAGAGATACCGCGTGACACCGAAAACCTGACGACCATAAGCGCCGCACTGGGCCAGAGCGGAAAGGGCGTTGACGAGCAGTTAAACACAAGCCTGCTGCGCGATACCGCAAAAGCTGCCACGGCCATGGACTTGGACGACCAGACCGCGGGCGAGTACATGGCGAAGTGGGAACAGGCGTTTACAAAGACGGACGCGAACGGGCGGGCCGTTACGGACGAGAACGGCAACGCGGTACACTACGACCACGACGACGTTATGCGGCTGATGAACCAGATAAACTATCTGGGCGCTAACAACGCAACGACAGCTGCGGCGATCGCAAACAGCGTGAACCAGTCGGCATCCATCGGCCAGATGGCGGGCGTTGCCCCGGAGGTGACGGCGGCCATTGTAACGGCTATGCAGGCAAGCGGCGTTGCCGACGATAGAGTGGGCACGACGGTTTCCCGCATTTACACGAACATAAGCAAGGGTTCGAGCGCCACGAAGAAGCAAAAGGAAGCGTGGGCTGCGCTGGGATTTGATGCGGAAGATGTTGCTGCATCCATGCAGGAGGACGGTACGGGTACGCTGCGACAAGTGTTTGCCGCAATAAACGCACTGCCGAAGGACAAGAAGGTTGCAACGCTAAATACGCTGTTTAACCAATGGGCCATTGAGGGCGGCGCGAAAATAACAAGCAACCTTGACTTGCTGGACAAGACGCTGGGCGAAGTGCAGGACCCGGGAAAATACATGGGCAGCATGGAACGCGAGTTCATCATCAACGCGAGTACAAGCAAAAGCATTGGCGCTATGATGGCGAACGCAAAAACGGCGTTGATGCAGGATGTGGGCGAAGAGTTTTTGCCGGTAAAAAAGCAGTTCAGCCTACTTGCCATTGACGTGATGAACGGAATCCGGCACAACCTTCCGCAGCTGCAAACGCTGGCAAGCACGCTGGCCGATGTTGCGACGAAAGGCGTGACGGTGCTGGGCGATGCCCTGCAAAGCGCTATGCCATACATCCAGCAGGGGCTTGACTACTTGAACCAGAACGGCGAGAAGGTGGCAAAGATACTGGCCGGAGTGGCCGGGGCATTTGCCGCCATGAGCATTGCACCGCAGGCCGAGATGGCCGCCAAGGGCGTGGGCGGTGTGGTAAAGGGCGGAGCCGGGCTGTTTACGAACGCCGTAAGTAGCGTGAGCAAGGCAGGCGGCGGCATTGTGAAAACAGGCGGAAACCTGCTTGGCGGACTTGGAACGCTGCGCGACATTGTGGGCGCGGCAAACCAGGACGCAGCCATGAACGGGAGCAGCACAACGAGCGTGCTTGCAAGGCTGGCAGTGGACAGCGCGGCGCAGACGAAGCCGGGCAAGGCGGTGGCGAGCGCCGGAAACTGGGCCGGAAGCCTGTTTGGAAACATAAAGGGATTTGCAAAGTCGCAGTGGAACTTGGCAAGTGGCATGGCAAATGGTGTTACCGCAGGCGTGAACGGGATAGGCAGCTTTATCAACAACATCATAAGCCCCGCTGCCCCGGCGGGTACAACGGCACTTGTTGCAGCTGCGCCGACGGCACTGACAGCGCCGGGAACGGCCATGACAGCGGCACAGACGCCACTTAGCGACATGGGACTGCTGGGCGCTGTGATGAGCCGGGTGCGCGGTGGTGCTGCGGCAGCAGGACGGGCAGCGGGAAACCCACTGAAAAATGCGGGAACGCAAATCTTGCAGGGCGCAGGAGGAATGGCGGCGAGCGCAGCAGGCGGCGTAAAGACGCTTGTGACGGGCGCAATGCCGTTTGTAGGCGCGTTCGGAGGGATCGCCTCGGCAGCGCTGCCGGTGGTGGCCGTGATCGGGTCTATTGTGGCGGCGGTGAGCATACTGGGCGACCACTTGGACGATATACGCGGCATCATTGGAAATGTGTTTGGCGAGAACGGCGTTGCGGTGTTTGACAGATTTTTGAATACCATAACGATGGTGAAGGACAGGATCGTTGGGATATTCAGCCCGGAAAACCTGGCGAGCGCGCGCACGGCGATTGTGGGGATGTTTGGTGAGAACGCGGGAACGGGCTTTGACAACATTGTGAGCATTGGGCAGAGCGTGATCGGCGTATTCCAGCAGATCGTGAATTTTGGTACACAGACCGTGAAGCCGATGTTTGAACAGGTGTTCGGATGGGTAAGCACAACGCTGCTGCCGGGATTGCTGAATGCCTTTAACGCGATAGCACCGCAGATCGGGCCGCTGGTGACGAACATCGGAACGGCGGTGATGAATGTGGCAACGATGATTGGAAACGCAATCCAGACGATCCTACCCGTTATTGAAAACATTGTGATGGTGCTGGTCAATGTGGTGGCAACGGTGGCACCGCCCATCATTGCGGCAGTATCGCAGATTTTTGCGAACATCTCCAACGTTGTGATGAGCTTGCAGGGCGTGTTTGACGGGCTGATCCAATTTATAACGGGGGCGTTTACCGGGAACTGGGCGAGCGCATGGGAGGGCGTGAAGTCTATCTTTGGCAACGCTTTTTCGGCGCTGGTGGAGCTGTGCAAGGTTCCCATCAATGCGGTGATCGGAGTGATCAACGGCGCGATCCGCGGAATCAACTCCATTGTGGGCGGCGGCGTTACCATCCCGGACTGGCTGCCCGGCGGAGGCGGAACATTCAGCCTGCACCTGAACGAGATACCCATGCTGGCAAAGGGCGGCTTTACAGACGGCGTGAGCATTGCCGGTGAGGCGGGCACGGAGGCGGTAATCAGCTTTGACCCGAGTGTGCGCAGCGCCAACATTGCGAACTGGCAGAAGGCCGGACAAATGCTGGGCGTTGACCCGGTGCAGGCGGCCAGCGTGGCAGGCGCGGGAAGCCTGACGACGGACCGCGTGGAGGTGGCCGACATTGGCGGCGGCTCCCCTGCCCCCGGCGGAACCACGGCGGTGGGCGGAGGCAGCTTTACGTTCAGCCCGAACATCACGATACAGGGTAATGCCGACTACAGCGTGATGATGAACGCCATGACGGACGCGAAGGACCAGTTTGAACAGTGGTTCAACGAGATGATGCGCAAGCAGCAGCGCACGGCCTACGCAAGGTAAGGAGGCGGAGAGTATGAGCTATACGACGATCAGCGGCGACACATGGGACGGCATTGCCAAGACGGTGTACGGCGCGGAGCGGTATGCCGACTACCTGATGCAGCAGAATCCAACGAAGATCAACGTTTTCCGCTTTGATGCAGGGGTGGTGCTTGCCACCCCTGCCCTGCCGGAAGAAAAGAGCGGCTTTTTGCCGCCGTGGAAATTTGAGGGATAAGCTATGGCAACGAGCGTAAAGGCAAGGCGCACCGAGATCAGCCTTTGGTACAACAGCACGCCGGTGAGCGACGAGATCGGGCCGGATGTGGAGAGCCTGACCTACACGGACTGCGCAAGCGATGCCTGCGACAGCATTGACATTGCGGTAAACGCACGGGACGAAAAATGGCTGAACAGCTGGTGGCCGCAGCAGGGCGCAACGCTGCACCCGAAGGTAACGGGGCTTGACTGGAACCTTGAAAATGACCGCTGGGATATGGACTGCGGCCTGTTCATACTGGACGATGTGCAGTACGGCGACGCGCCGGGAAGGCTGTCTTTGGGCGGCGTGAGCAAGCCTGCACAGACGGATTTCAGCGAGCAGGAACGGACTGATATATGGAAGAATACCAGCATACAGCGCATCGGCGCGACGATTGCCGGGCGGTACGGGCTGGGGTTTGCCTATGACGGGGACGACCACGACATTGAAAAGCGCGAGCAGAACGAAAGCGACAGCGAGTTTTACCAAAAGCTGTGCAAGGACTATGGACTTGTGCTGAAGGTGTACGCAAACAAGCTGTGGGTATATGACCGAGAACGGTACAAGGGAAAGCGTGCCGTGCAGGATGTGCCGCGCACGGCCATGAAGCCGGGCAGCTTTACCTACACAGAGACGCTGGCCGGGACCTACACCGGCGGCACATTTGCCTACACCGACCAGGACAAGGACATAGACATTACGGCCAGCGTGGGCGGCGGAAAACGCACCAAGAGCCTGAACCAGTATGCGAGCAGCGTGGCGGATGCCGCGGCGCAGCTGGTGGCAGCCTTGAACGATGCCAACCACGGCAGCCGGAAGATCAGCTTTACCATTGGTGGCAACTTTATCATCTTTGCCGGGAACAACGTGCGGATCGAGGGATTTGGGCCGAAGATCGACGGCAAGTATTTTGTGGACAAAACCACGCGGACGATTGACCGCAACGGATTCAGCTGCAAGATAGAGGCCAGCGGTATTGACGACCCGTTTTATGCGTGGCAGGTGGGCGGCAGCATAAAGATACACGAAAAGAGCGCCAGCGAAACGGCCACGAAGTACGACAGCACCTACGAGACGACGAAGCCTGCGGCCAGCGCCGCCAGCACAACGGCAGCGGCCAGCGCGGGAACGACAGCCGGAACCGGCGGACGCGCCGTGAGCCTTAAAAACTGCCCGCTGTATTACACGAGCGTGGCAAAGACCAAGAGCAACACGGTGAGCGGCACCTATTACCTGTACGACGGAATCCTTGTGGCAGGGCGCTACCGCATAACGAACACGGCAGCACGCTGCGGCAAGCTGCCGGTGGGCAAGAACGTAACGGGCTGGGTGGACGCAAAGTACATCAAGTGAGGTGATGCAGGATGGCAACGGCACCGCAGGTGCGGACAGGCCGGGTAAGCAGCATCGACTACAAGCACGGCACCTACGAGGTGGTGTTTGCTGACCGCGCAAGCGTGAGCTGCACCATCAATGCGCAATCCAACGGCGAATACAAAATGCCGGAGATCGGGCAGACGGTGAGCGTCACGATGAACGGCAACGGAACCGTGGCGGGTGCAACCATGGGTACGGTCTGGAACGCAAGCAACAAGCCTGCCGAGGGGTACAAGGGATTGTACCGCAAGGAATATGGCCGGGTGAACGGAGACAGCTACGAGCGGTACGACGCCAACACCGGCGAGTACACGCAGTATTGCCGCACGAAAACCGGGCGCAATTCCAACGGCGTGATCTATGACGAGTGCAAGGGAGCTTACACGGCCAGGAGCGGCGGCGCTATGACGCTGCGCAGCACCGGGGCCAGCGTGGGCATTACCGCAGCCAGCGGCGTAGGAATAACCGCCGGTGCGGCGGTGGACCTGCAAGCAACGACTTATGCCAGCGTGACAGCGGGCACGATGTACAACGTGGAGTGCGGCACGGACTACACCATGACGGTGGGCGGAAAAGGCACGGTGGAGATCAAGGGAGCCTACTTTGAAAAATGCCTTGCCGCGAGGCGGCTGAAGGTGGACGGCGCGGACACAGAGAGCTACAACGGCGTGATCCAGCGGTACTACAATGCGAAGCTGACCGAAAAGGTAAGCGCAGATTGGAAGGTGACGGTGGAAGCGAATGTTGAGCGCGAAGTGACAGGCGATGTAAAGCACACAGTGACCGGCGACACAACGCAAACCCTGACAGGCAACGTAACACAGAACATTGAGGGCGATGTGACCCAGACCGTGAACGGCAATGTGACGCTGACGGTGGGCGGTGCGGCCATTACGATAAGCAGCGGCGGAGATGTGAGCGTTAGTGCGCCGAACGTGACGGTTGATGGTGCCGCCGGAGATGTGAAGGTGGACGGGGTAAGTCTTGTACACCACAAGCACAAGGACGGCGGACAAGGTGAGCCGGAGAAGTAAGGAGGCGGCAGGATGATCGGAACACTGGGAAGCGTTGTTTTTAGCGTAAGCAGCAACCGCGTACTGACACCGACAGGGATCAGCGGAACCAGCGGCAGCGATTGGGGTAGCCATGACGTTGTGCACGGAAAGGTACGCAGCGAGTGGGTGGGACCGAAATGTAAGACCTACAGGTTTGACATGACGCTGCGGGCGCAGGACGGCGTGCCGCCGCGCCGGACGCTGAACCAGCTGCAGCAGATGGCGGAGAGCGCCAACGCCTACTACTTTGTGCTGGGCGGCCAGCCGATGGCAGACAACCCGTTTAAGATCACGAGCCTTAGCGACGAGTGGGGCGCGGTGCTGCACGGCGGGGCGCTGATCGAGTGCAAGGTGAGCGTGGAGTTGGAGGAATACTTATGATCGACACCGAAAACACAGAGATCATTTTGCAGGCGGGCCGGGCCGACGACAGCACCGCCGCCGATGTGCAGCGGTGCTTGAAGATGCTGTACAGCGCACACCCGGGAGAGCAGGCGCTTGACCGGGATTTTGGCATAGACCGGGAACCGCTGGGACTGCCCATGAGCAGCGCCAAAGCCCTGATGGCCGCCGAGTTTGTGGCAAAAACAGCGCGGTATGAGCCGAGGGCACGGGTGCTGCGGGTGGACTGGAACGAAAGCAATTTAGCCGAGGGAATCTTGATACCGAAGGTGGTGGTAGAAATTGTCTAAGATCGCAGAACTGGCGAACGCGCCGGAAGTGAGCTTTATCGGATACCTGACGCTGGACGAAGTAAAGCAGATGGTAAGTGACTGGTACAACGAGAAGTACAAGGAGCTGACCGGCACAGCCCCGGTGCTGGGAGACGCCGCGCCGGAAAAGCTGCTGCAATATGCCATTGCCATGCTGGGCGGGCAGACATTGCAGTACATCCAGGACAAGGGCAACGGTGAGCTGCTGGCAACGAGCTATGGCGACTATCTGGACCAGCTGGCGGCGAACCTGGGCGTTGTGCGCAAGCCTGCCGACAGAGCAACGGTGACGCTGCGTTTTACGCTGGCTGACACGAGGAACAATGCTGTGGGCATACCAGCCGGTACGCGGGTGCGCACCGAAAACAGCCTGTACTTTAATACGCTGGACTATGCCGAGGTGAAGGCCGGAGAGCTGACAGCGGATGTGCTGGCGCAGGCGCAGGAGGCGGGAGCCGAGAGCAACGGGATCGAAGCCGGCGCAATCAACACGCTGGTTGACCCGATCCCCTACATGGAGAGCGTGACGAACATTGAGGCAAGCCACGGCGGAACCGACACGGAGGACGACGATGCGTTGAGCGAGCGGGTGTTTTTGGCACCTTCTGTGTTCAGCTGCGCGGGGCCTGCGGACGCTTATGTGTACTACGCCAAGGCGTGGCGCAACGATGTGGCGGATGTGAAGATCGACAGCCCGGAACCGTGCGAGGTAGACATTTACTTTTTGCTGGGCGATGACGGCAGACTGCCGACGGGCACCGAGCTGAAAGAGATGCAGGCATACTTTGCAGACGAGGACAAAGTAAAGCGCCCACTGACCGACAAGGTCGTGTGCAAGGCCCCGGCGGAGATCGGGTACGGCATTGACCTGACATACTACATTGCCAGCAGTGACCGCAACAACGTGGCCGCCATACAGGAAGCCGTGAGCGCCGCAGTGGCAAGCTACAAGGCGTGGCAGCGCAAACTTGGCCGGGATATTAACCCGACGGAGCTGATTGCCGCTGTGCGCGGTGCTGGGGCCAAGAGGGTGAAACTGAAAGCCCCGGCGGATACCGTGGTAAGCGCGGCGGCCATTGCACGGTGCGACAGCGAAACCGTGAACTACGGAGGGCTGGAAGATGATTAGTCTGCGGCAAGCGAAGCTGACAGACGCGATACCGGCAACGCTGGCGGCGCAGCCGTGGGCGCAGGCTTTGGCCTACGCAGAATGGCGGATGCGCGGCCTGCTGCTGGAATACGCGCAGGACAGCCAGATATACACCGCGCTGGACACATGCCCGGAAATGGTGCTGGATGCACTGGCCGTAAGCTGGAAAGTGGACTGGTACGACACCACCTACCCGGTAGAGATCAAGCGCAGCATTATCCGCAGCTGCATGGCGGTGCGCCGGTACATGGGCACAGCATGGAGCGCCAAAAAGGCGCTTAGTGACGTATGGCCGGACAGCGGCATCGAGGAATGGTTTGACTACGGCGGAGAGCCGGGGCGGTTCCGCGTGGTGTGCAATGTGACAGACCCAACCGTTACCGCGCAGGTGGAAGTGATAGAAAACAATGTGATGCTGTACAAGCGGGAGAGTGCCCACCTGGACAGCATCAGCTTTATGGTCCGCCACGGTATACAAATTGGAGCGGTATACGAAGCGTACAAATACGATGTGCCGCGGTGCGGGATGATCCGCTGCGGCGCATGGCCGCGCCGCGCCACGCTGGGCAGAACCGAGGGCGCAGGGCTGGTGCTGACGCCGGCAGCAGACGCCTTTGCGGCGGAGATACCGCTTTGCGGTACACTGCCCTACCCTGCCACGCTGGGCCGCACAGAGATCGCCCCGGAAGTGGGCGCATACAAAGTTACCCCGGTACGAAGCGGACAACGGCGCTGCGGATATACCGTGGTGAAAAAATCGTAACGGGAAAGGAGGGGCAAGAAGATGGCATTTTTTACCGAGGATTTCCTGAATGCGAGGCGGGCTGACCTGCTGCGCAGCGTGCAGCGGTTCCAGTACCAGATCAACGGCGGCGGCTGGCAGGACGGCGAGATCAACAGCAAGGCCGTGATCGGCAATGCGGTGGTGGTATTTGTGAGCGTGCCGAGCTCCGGCGCAGCGGACACCATTACCGGCGTGCGGGTGTACGACAACAACGACAAGCTGGCAGGACAGCAGGCCGTGAGCGTGAAACGGACGAGCGTGAACGCGGCGCTTTTGCGGTTTGTGTTCCCGCTGACGGAAGCGCAGACGGCAACGAGATGAAAGAGAGGTGAACGACTATGTATGAACGCACATTCTGGCTGGACCATGTAGAGGACCAGGGCGGAGAGGTGATCCAGGAGGGCACGCCGCTGGACCAGGCACACTTCAACAAAATGGAGGTAGGCATTGAGGACGCGAACCTTGCGCACAAGATCGTGATGATCTTTGCACGGTGGATCGAGCGCAGGCTTGCCGCCATTGAGGGAACCAGCGGCACCCACACCACCGACATTGCCGGGATCAAGGCGAAGGACACGACGCAGGACGGACGATTGACGGCGCTGGAAAGCGAGACTGCGGCAGAGGTGAAGGAAGTGACCCTGACCGCCAACAGCAACCCGTGGCCGTTTTGCAACGATGACAAGAACGTGATCCTGACTACCGTGCGCAAGAACACCAACTACACGGTGGATGTGTATGTCAAGAGCGTGGCAGACGGACGGCTGGGCGACATTACCGTGAGCGGCAAGGGCACGAACAGCTTTAAGGTACGCCACGACGGCAGCGCCAAGACCGTGGTGCTGACTTTGAAAATTACGGGAGGTATGAAGTGATGAAAGTTACCGAACTGAACGAGGGCAAGAAGATCGCCTACGCTGTGAAGAAAACCATGCTGACGCTGGACGGCGGGCGCATTGCGCTGGACTTGCAGAAGTACCAGAAGGACTACCCTGTTACGCTGGACTTTATGACGGACGGCGAGGGCAACTTGCTGATGAACGCTTTTGACAGCCTGCGCGCCTATGTGGCGGAAATCCGCCTGCCTGCCTATGAGACCGAAACCGTGGAGGTTGAGGACGAGGAGACCGCTGCGGCAGACACCACCCCGGCGGATGAGCAGGACGCAGCTGCACAGGCCGGCGTGACCGAGGAGGCGCAGGATGCCGAGACCGTTGCGCAGGGCGAGACGCAGAAAAAGACCGTGACCCGCCGCCTGCCGCTGGACATGAGCAAGGTCGAACTTGACCTGTTTGCCATTGACGGCATTTACATCAACCAGCTGGACGGCGAGTTTTAAGGAGGAATGAGAGATGGCTAACAACTTTGATGCAATGCGCATGGCCGTGCGGGCCGTGTTCCCAACCAATGATGTGCTGATGGACGATAAGGACGAGCCGAGCGTTATGGTGTACATCCCGGCGTTCCGCCTGTGTGATGTGCTTTCGACCAGCGACACGAGCGTACACCCGGCGTTCCGCATGAACGGCAAGGAGATCGCGGGCTTTTACATGGGCAAGTACCAGACGAAGCACTACAATGGCCGCGCCTACAGCCTGCCCGCGCAGGACCCCGCCAACGGCCAGAACTACGACCAGTTCCGCCAGCAGGCCGCCGCCAAGGGCGCGGGATGGCATGAGACGACCAACGCCGAGTGGGCCGCTGTGGCGCTGTGGTGCCACAAGAACGGCTGTGAGCCGAAGGGCAACAACAACTACGGCAAGGACACCAACGAGAGTGGGTATATTGCTATCCCGGCACCGGGCGTGCAGGATAACAACAAGACCGCCCGCGTGCTGACCGGCACCGGCCCGGTCACTTGGAGCCACAACGGCCAGATGGACGGCATCTTTGACATGAACGGCAATGTGTGGGAATGGGTACTTGGCCTGCGTCTGGTCAAGGGCGAGTTGCAGATCATTGCGGACAACAACGCCGCCGACAGCTCTTGCGATTCGAGCGCAACCTCTACCGCATGGAAGGCCATCAAGGCAAGCGACGGCACCCTGATCACCCCGGACGGGAACGGAACTACCGAGGGCAGCGTGAAGCTGGACTACATCGGCAGAAAGGGCGTGTGGAGCGCCAACATGACCAACCGCGAGGACAAGGGCGTCGGCTGCGGATTCAAGGACGTGAGCGCCGATGCCACCGTGGGCGATGCCGCAAAGCTGCTGCTTATGAGCCTTGCACTGATGCCGGACACCGCGCTGACGGGCACCGGCATTGACGCAACCTACGGCGGCAACTACTTCTACTTCAACAACGGCGCGGATGAGCGGTGCCCGCATCGCGGCGGCGGCTGGCACAATGGCGGCTATGCGGGCGTGTTCGGCTTGAACTTGGGCTACCCGCGCTCGTATGCCAGCTGGAAGCTTGGCGGGCGCTGCGCTTTTGTAAAGCAGTAAGCTGGACCCTGATGTGCTGGGGTCTGCGCGATAGCGCAGACACAAACCCTGCGCGGCTTTGAGCCGCGCCGAATTTACAGGAGGTGTTGACTGTGCCGAGAAATGCCGAGGTGCCGCCCCAGAGGACGGCTGGCGAAGCACAATATCAACCGTTTTGGCTGCGCGAGAAAACCAAAGAAATGCTGCATTATGGATATAAGCTGACAATGATGTTCCCACGGAAAAGCAAAGAGCTTGCCGATGAAATGCGCCGCACCATGATCAGCATGTACAGAATGACGGTTGAGTTAGACAAGAAGTGCTACAAGAAAACGACCACACAAACGCTGGACATTGAGCTGGCATGGCTGCGCGAGCTGGTAGTGATGGCAAGTGATAAGGATTTCTACGGTGATAAAATGCAACCGCCCCTTACCATGCACCAGCGGGAAGTGTGGGCGAAAATGAACGATGAGATCGGACGGCTGCTGGGCGGCTATTTGAAAACGCTGAAACAGTAGACGGACGCTTTTCATAAACCGGGAATGCGCTATTTTACGGCGGTGCCCGAATCGCGGCGGCAACTGGAACAATGGCGGCAATGCGGGCGTGTTCAACTTGAACTTGAACAACCCGCGCTCGAATACCAACTGGAATATTGGCGGGCGCTGCGCTTTACGATCAAACACACGCAAGGTGGCGGAGGTTTACGCCGGACAAGAGGGCTGCTGCTTACGAGCGGCAGTCGGTGTGTGAACTTAAAGGAGCGCATTTCCGTTCCGGGCGTTGAACCCGGAAAAAATGTGAATTGCCCGGGAAACAGAAATGCGACACCGGGCGGAGCGAGAAGTAAAAATTTATGAGTAAAAAGCTCGGAGAGCCGGTAGCGCTGGCACGGGCAGAAGATGGGCACACGGTCATTGGGCCGGGTGCCTTTGCTGTTATGACGGACTTTGCGTGGCTGGAACGGGCAAACCGCAACGCACGCAAGGGAAAGAGATACCGCGAGGAAGTGCGGTATTTCCATCAGAATCTTGACGGCAACATGCTGGACATACAGCGGGATGTGAGGGCCGGCACCTACCGCACGGGCGGCTACCGGCATTTGTGGGTGCAAGTGCCGAAGAAACGGCTTGTGATGGCGCTGCCCTACCGTGACCGCATTGTACAGTGGAGCGTGTACCAACTGCTGAACCCGTATTTTGACCGCACATTTATTACAGACAGCTACGCTTGCCGCGTAGGCAAAGGGAGCCACAAGGCTGTTGGGCGGCTGCAATACTGGCTGCGGCAGATAGACCGAAGCATATACCCGGATTGGTACTACCTGAAGCTGGACATAAGCAAATACTTCTACCGCGTGGATCATGCGGTGCTGCTGGAAATACTGGGCAGGCGGATCACGGACCCGGATGTTATGGCCCTGCTGGAACGGGTGATCAACAACCCGAACGAGCCGTTTGGACTGCCGCGCGGCAAGAAGCCGGAGGACGTGGCGTTTGAAAGCTGGCTGTACAACGTGGGGATGCCGATAGGCAACCTGCTGTCGCAGATGTTCGCAAACATTGTGTTGAACGAGCTTGACCAGTATTGCAAGCACGTCTTGAAGCTGCACTGCTACATCCGCTACATGGACGACATACTGGTGCTGGGGCCGGACAAAGAACAGCTGAAGCAGTGCCATGCGGCGATTGCGGCATTTTTGAGCGAGATGCTGCACCTTGACCTGAACGCCAAGACCTGCATACGGCCTGTGAGCATGGGCATTGAGTTTGTGGGGCAGCGTGTTTGGGCGACGCACGCGGTACTGCGCAAGAGTACGGTACGCCGGATGAAACGCGAGGTGCGCAAGATCAGCGAGGATGTGCGGGACGGCGTTATTAACCGGCAGGAGTATCAACGGCGGGTGGCAAGCATACGCGGCATGATGGACCACACGAACAGAGGTGCGCTGCGCTGGCGGCTTAACGAGATAACACGGAACATCGTAGGTGAAGAATATGGACAACTGCCTTATGGCCGAGGCGACAGTGATCGAAAAGCTGTGCGCGGTGGTGGAGCTGCAAAGCGAGATCATCCGCGTGCAGCATGATGTGATCCACCAGCTGGGCGGCTATGATCCTACGGAGGAACAGACCGCGCAGGCGGACGGCATGAGCCGGGAGCTGTGCGGGGATATTTTTGATTTGTAGGTTTGATACGAAAGGGGCTGAACGGAATGGAACAGACGGGCATTTTTAAAGGCCGTGTTGAGGTGCGGTATAATTATGGCCGTTTTGGCTGGACCCGCGGCGGCGGGAAAACCTGGCATGGCGGCATTGACATTGTGGGACTGGACGACGCGACCATCTATATGCCGTTTTACATGGGCAAAAAGATCACGGGCACTGTTGTGAATGCACGCATTGTGCTGAACAAGAGCAACAGGACGTGGGAGTGGGGCTGGTATGTCTGCGTGAAGCTGGACAAGAACCAGACGCCTGACACGGTGAACTACCTGTACTTCTGTCATTGTGCATCCCTGCTTGTGAAGCAGGGGCAGAAAGTAAGCAGCGGCACCGCGCTGGCCGTGATGGGCAACAGCGGGAATGCGGCAGACGCAAACCCGCCGTACAAGCACTGCCACCTTGAAACACGCGCCACGGCGACAGGCACGGGCGTTGACCCGACGAAATATGCAGGTGTGCCGAACACCGTAGGCGTATACGGCAGTGCAGCCCAGAGCACGGAGCCTGCCGGGAGTGTGACCGGCGCCGGCGTGGGGGCAACCATCATCGACGTGTCGAAGCATCAGGGCGACATCGACTGGGCCAAGGTGCCGTACATGGCTATGGTGCGAATCGGCTACCGCGGATACGGCAGCGGCGCGCTGTGCAAGGATGAAAAGTTCGACGCAAACCTTGCCGGGGCCAAGGGCAACGGCAAGTTGCTGGGGTTCTACTTTTTCAGTCAGGCCGTGACGGAAGCGGAAGCGCGGGCGGAAGCGGAGTTCTGCGCGAAGCTGGCACCGAGCGGCTATCCCCTGTTTTTCGACAGCGAATGGGGGCACACGACAAAGACCGGCGCACACGATGGCCGCGCGGACAGCTTGAGCAAGGCACAACGCACGGCCTGCGCAAAAGCGTTCTGCGAGAGAGCGGCGGAGCTTGGCTTTACGCCGGGTGTGTATACTTTCGCATTGTTCACAACCACGAACATTGACTACGCAGGGCTGTGTGCAACGTGGCCGGGCTGGCTGGCAGATGTACGCGCAAACTATGACAAGGCGCTGCCGCGGTACATCCACCAGTATGCGAAAAGCGCAAAAGGTGGCGTGGCGGGCATTGCCACGGAAACGGACCTGAACAAGATCATTAAGGAGCTGCCGAAGATGGACAAGCCTACCGCGCCCACGAAGCAGACCATCAGCCTTGACCCGGTGACGCTGCCGAACGCGGCGGCGATGGAGTTTTACCTGCTGGCGAAGAAGTACGGGCTGGACAACGACAAGTATTACCACGCAAAGTACGCGGACTGACCGCGAAAATGAAGAAACCATTCTGACGATGGCCGCCGAACAAGGCGGGGAGGAAAACGACATGGAAAACAACGAGAACATTTTCTTGGTGATCAAGGGTGCAATCGCGGCGCTGGCTGGGATGTACTCGGCTGCATTTGGCGTTGTGGGCTGCCTGGCCTTGGTGTGGGTGGCCTGCATGGCTGTGGACTACATCAGCGGAAGCGCTGCCGCCTGCAAGAACGGCGAGTGGTCGAGCAAGGTTGCCAGAGAGGGCATTTACCACAAAGGTGGGATGTTGCTTGTGGTGGTGGTGGCTGCCATTACCGATGCGGCGGTGCACATGGCTGTGGAGAGCATACCGAGCATCGGCATCAATTACAGTGCGGTGATCCTGCCGGTGGTGCTGGTATGGTACATTTTTACGGAGCTTGGCTCCATTGTGGAAAATGCCGCGGCTATGGGTGCGAATGTGCCGGAAAAGCTGGTGAAGCTGCTGGCGGCTGGCAAGGCTGCTGTGGAGAAAGACGGCGCGGAGACAGTTATTGATGCGGCGCTTGGCGGTGTAAGCGGCCAGAGCGGAAAAAATGCGCTGGAGAAGCTGGACTATGACGAGCTGGTGGAGCTGGCGTGCCAGATGGGATTGACGGTGAAGGACGGCGAAAGCCGGGCAGAGCTGTTGAGTGAGATCATCAAGTGCGCTGTGGAGCATGAGAGCAAGCAGTAATACGCAATGAGAAAGCCCCGGCGGGCGGTACGGTGAGGAACCGTGCGGCCTGCCGGGGCTTTTGGTATTTGTTGGGGAAAATTTGGAGAGAACTTGGAACGAGTTGAGGCGGGAGCATTTTTTGGGAGGTGACGAAAATGGTGGGAATGACAGCGGGAAATGAAAAAATATACGATGCTATGTGGGGAACAAAGATTGTACACACCGCAGTACACACCACGGTACACACCAGCGTACACACCCAGCACGGTTCTCTGTGTTTTTGGGCGTTTTTTACGAATAGTTACGAACGGAAAATATAAAAAGAATCAGCCGATATTTAACGTGTTAGCGTTAAATATCGGCTGATTTGGCGGAGTAAGAGAGATTTGAACTCTCGCGGCGGTTTCCCACCCTACGCCCTTAGCAGGGGCGCCTCTTCGACCTCTTGAGTATTACTCCACAAGTCAAAGTGATTCTATATATTCACTTGTTATCACAAAATGGCGGAGAGGATGGGATTCGAACCCATGGTCCGCTCGCGCGAATCGCTGGTTTTCAAGACCAGTTCCATAAACCACTCGGACACCTCTCCACAGTGGCTGCCGCCAGAATGCAGGTATTATTATACAAAAATATGGAGGGGTTGTCAACCCCTCCGCGCAAACTTTTTTGAAAATTATTTCGCTGTGGATCTCACGGTGAATTTTCTCCTGTGTTTTGTTCGAGTGGTCTTTGTTTTGGGCCCTTCAGTCCTAAGAAACGCAAAAACCGCCGCAGTGTTACACCGCGGCGGGAAAATTTTCGGGGATTATTTTAGGCAATACCGCATAATTCTAAGTGCCGATACGGCGAGCGAGGTGCGGCAGCTGC